TCCTCTGGCTCATCGACACACGGCCACCAGCAACGCGCCGACGGCCACCAGTCCCAACACCCACGCCAGGCGGATCGACCAAGCCATCAGCCACCAGCCCCACACACCGCGTTGGTACGGGGTCACAGATTGCCCTCATTGACCACGCCCGGAGTCGAACCGGGTCGGTGCGTCGTGTGTGCAGTTGCCCCTTGGGCCGGCCGCACACCTCGACGCCACCGAGGCCCTCGCCGTGGTCAGGCTGCCGCGTCGTGGATGCTGATAATCTCGTGGCTGAGCCCGGTTGCCGGCAGCGGGTTCTCCAGCGACCCTAGCGCGAAGGTATGCGTCTCCGAGCTGGCGCTGAGCCCGTCGGCGTTGATGACCACCACCTGGAACCGGACGGTAGAGGACGCCGCCACATCCACCGTAATCGACTCCACCTCCGGACCAACCGACACCGCCGTCTCCGCACCATTAATCGCCGTCACCACCCGGACATGCTGGATGTCCTGGGAAGGCGACTTGACCCAACTCAACTTCACCGTCGCAACATTCGCCATCGCTAGCCCCCGTTCGAGTAACCACCGGCCAACACAGCCAGCGGCAGTGACAGATTATCACCGGCAGACTGCAAGTGCCAACCGGCGGTGGTCCGGGCGAGGACGTGTCACTTTGCAAAGTGACCAAAGTGACCAAAGTGACGGGGATGACGGGAGGGTCTTAAGCACCCCAGGAGTCCCTCGCGACCCCCCGGGGGGTGTGGCTCAAGGCTCCGGGGCCTGGCCGGCGAGCGGGCCTGGGAAGGCCGGCCGGCGGGGTCTGGCGGGGGTCTGGCGGGTCGGAAGGCATCGCGTGCGATTTGACGTAAGTCCTTGACTGTGACAGGGTTGCATAGTGCGGGAACATGACCATTTCACACCATCGGCACATTGTGCAAGGCAGGTGACAGATGGACCCAACGGCGTGTGCAAAGCGGATCAAAACGGCTATGGCAGACGGCGACCATACGGAAGTGATTGCGGGCGTTCGGGATTTGACACGGTGGCTTGACCGTGGCGGGTTCCTTCCTGTGGTCCCGTGGGCTACGGGATGGGACAGGAAGGCTTGGCAGTGGTGGTGTGTGGAGATGGTACGGGACGCACGTGGGATGTTGCGTGCTTTATCCATTCGCTAACCGTTCTCCTCATCCTGCACACTCGACATCGGGGCCGGGTGTGACGGGGTCGGAGGTGGTGGGATGACACACTTCAGGGGGCCGGTGATGCGACTGTACAACCTGGGTTCGGTGGTTCGGGTGACTGTCAGCGAGCGTGAGGTTGACGCCTTCAATAGTCGGTGGCCGGGGTCGTCCCTGGCCGGGCTTCACGCGTTCGAATTCGAGGTCCGGTCGGGTGACTTGGTCGGGCATGACGGTCGGGGAGATGGGCCGGAAGCGGTTGCGTTGGCCGATGACGCGCAGCGGTGGGCGTGGAAGCGGTTGGGGCTCAAGTTGGTTGGTCGGTAACTCAACACACATTCAAGGGGGTCGCACGATGTGCGTTCATCGTTTGCTGCGGTCGGCGCGTCGTCGGTACTCACACATGATGGCCCACGCGGGCTACTCCTACACCGAAGCCGAAGGGCCGGAGCGGGGCCAGCGTCGGTGCTCTCGGGAGCTGGCGGCGGCTGTTGTGCGGTTCCGGGAGTACGGGGGCGAGTTCCTGTGGTCAGTGGACCATGAGGCCACTGCGGAGCGGGGCGAGCGGCGGGACGCTCCGCTCTACCAGTGCGGGGCGGTATTGCCTGCGTGCCCGGATGGCGGGTGTGACGACAGGTGGTGTGGTGGGGCCGGTGGGCGGGGAACCAGTCTTGGTGCCGTCGACCTGGGGCCGGACGGGGACGGGCCGCATCGGGAAGTGGTAGAAGCCCAGTTGGCTTTGGAGCTTATGGGGAGGGTTCGGGCGTGACGTACCCAGATGGTTCGGGCGTGGTGGTGGTGGACGGTGTCCGGCTATCGGTCGGATGCCGTCGGCTCGATGGTTCGCGACACGTGTACGCTCTGAGCGACTGGGGCCGCGTGTCGGAGTTGGTGGCCGCCGGTGTTCTGGCGGTTGACGTGTGGCACGGCGACGGCACGTGTGGGCACGACAATTACCGTCTGTTGGGGGATCACTGTGAACCGTCGTGAAATCGAGGAAGCCGAAGCGGCTGTTCTCGCGCTGGAAGTGCAGCTACGCCTAGCGCGTGAGCGGCTGCGTGAACTCCGCCTGGCGGCCGGCCGGCGACCGGGTGATGGATCGGACCAGTTGACTTTGTTCGGGGGTGAGTCGGCCCCCGTGACACCGTCGATGTTTTGAACACACGGGCCGGGAAACCCGGCCTTACTTTCAGGAGCACACATGCGACACGAGCGGGCAGCACACGTGCGGTTCTGGTCATGGGAGAACGGTGGATGGGTCAAGGTGGCCATTCCGGCCACCGCGACTCAAGACGACCCCGTTTGTCATGGCACGGGCGGGCAGACAGACGAGGGGTGGGCGTCGTCCTTGCGGTACTGGTGGCGTGATGTGATCGACGGTGAAGAGTGGGTGTACGAAGCGAACGTCGACGAGGGTAGCGACTGTGACGGCGGCTACTCCCACGTTACCGTTTGCCGGTTCCGGGTGGCCGATGGCCTCCGGCCGGCAGTGTGGGATGACCACGACGTGCCCGGGGTGATGGTTCCCGCTGACTGGCAGCGGATCACGGCGAGTCGGCGGGACCAGTTCGCAGAGCTGGCCGGCTACTGACCCCTCCTACCGCTCCGTGGGTGGCACCGGGGCGATGGGAGCGGCCAATTCCGGCCGGTGTGACAGGGGTAGATAGCTCGGTGGCACAATGTGCCATCCGACACATTCACGAGGGCGAAACATGACGACGACATCGGGCAACGACTGGGTTTCGACCGTGGGCCGGCCGGCCTACGAATCGCTCCGGGACATGGTTGCGGCCGCGGATGTCGACTGGGAGCGGTTGGAGGAACTGCGCGACGACCGGGACCGGGCAGACTCACCGGAAGCGTGGGCGGCAGAGTCTCCGGAGGATGCGGAGGAACTGGCGGAGTTAGAGGAGTTGGTAGGCGACTGTGCCGACTGTGCCGACCGCGACGACGCCGAAACGCGCATCGCGGAAGACCCGCTGTCGGTTGAGTTCCGGTCGGGCTGGTGCACTTCCCCCGACGATTTCGAGCCGGAGGAATTTTGTGTGCTCCTGACGACCGGCGGGCCGGCGGTGCGGATCATCGGCGAGTTAGACCGCGGGGAACCGACTTCGGCACTATTGGAGGTTCAAGACTGGGGCAAGCCGTGGACGGAGTACATTCCACGTGATGAATCGGGCACGGTGTGCCCCGGCTGGCGGGATGTGCTGGTGAGCTACTGTCGGCGGGTGGTTTGTGTGGGCTGAGCGGCGGCCCCTCCTACCCCTCCGGTGCCAGTGGCCGGGTGGGTGGGAGCGGCCGACGTTTCGACCGCGACACGACAGGGGGATGCGATGGGAAACGGCGTGCGGGTGGCAGTTAACGGGGCGAGTGTGTGCACCGGGCCTGGGGCCGATGCCCCCGGGGATGGCTGGTATTCGATGCTCGACGTTCAGAACGTGACCCCCGAGGAGCTGGGGCGGATCATCGCCGAGGAGTTGGCCGTCTGTGACCTGTCGAGCGGCGGGTATGGGGAGCCGACCGCGCTGGAACGGGGCGGCACGTTGTACCTCAACCTGACCCTCAAGATTCGGCGGGGGGAGGTGTTCGGCGACGACGAGGAGCACGACGAGCGGGAGAAGCGGAAGGCCAGTGCTAAGGAGTTCGCCGACTTCATACACGGGCTGCTGAATGACCGCTGAGGGCGGCCCCTCCTACTGCCCCCGTCGTGCGGGGGCGATGGGAGCGGCCGACATCCGGCCCGTATCAGGAGTACCTATCATGTGCGAGTTCTGCCCGTCTGTTGGCGGTTCCAAGTGTGTCGTTTGTGGGCACGATCACCGGCCGGCCGTTCGCACGGTCGCCGACGTTCGGCGGTCGCAGGAAGGCCGGGTAACGCCGGTTACCGATGCCCGGCCGCTGGCGGCCCGCATTCGGCAATGCACCTCCCCCTATTTTGCGGAGGGCGGGCGATGAAGGCAGCGGAGCGGATCAAGGCCCCGTGTCCCCAGTGCCACGCCCCAGTAGGCCGGCCATGTGTTGACCCGCTGGGCGAGCCGATGGGCCGGCCCCACAAAGTGCGGGGGCCTGGCCAACTTGAGGCACACAAGGCGCAGCAAGCCGACCGTATCAACACGAGCACCCGGCAAAGCTACGGCCCGTTGTTCGCGCATCTGGCGGAGGCGGAGGCCGTCACGGCAGCCGACTTGATCGAACGGGATCGGCGTGCGGCCGCTGGGCGGTTCGACCGGCCGGAACCGCTGGGCGTGTTGTTGCTCCGGTCGTGCAACCGGTTCATCGAAACGCTCTATGTGTCGCACCTCGCCCGGGAGTTGGAACGGCTTGCCCCGGGTGTCGGCGGTCGGTTGGCGGCTCACGCTCTGGCGACCTACCCCCGGGATTACCTCCGCTCGATGCTCCGCCGGTTGTTCACAACGACCGAGCGGAAACAGATCGAGCCGGTTCGCGTCGAGGCCGACAGCGCTGTTGGCTGGCGGCTGGAGTACCGAACGACCTGGGAGCCCCAGGCCCCGCTTATGTCGAACGAGGAGTTCGACCGGTTGTACCGGGCGCCGGATCACGTCGGCGGCCTGGGCGATACCGATGATGACCCGGCCGGCCTCTTTGCCCGGACCATCGGGCGCTTGTGACACCATCCCAGACTATGCCCCGGGCACATTGTGCCACGGGGCGGAAACCTCATGCACACAGGAGCCTGACATGACCGCGACCCGATCTACAGCCACCGTGACCGCGTTCGGTGAAACCCTGTCCGTTGAATGGACCATCGAGAATGTATGGAATGCCGGCGTGTTCGGTCGACACGCGACGGCCCGTGAGGCTCTCCGCGGGCCGGTTGAGGGCCTGATTTCGAACAGCGGGGACGACCCCGCGGATTACGACATCGACGAGATCCTCGACGGAATTGTGATCGACTGACTGACTGACTGACTGACTGACTGACTGACTGACTGACTCACCTTCACCCGCCCGGCTCCACAGCCGGGCCAGACTTGGAGCAACGATCATGACCAGCGTGATTGATCCGTGTGACTGGTACTACGGCCCGGTGCGCATTGGTGCCTCCCGCGGGGTGCTGGCCCACACTCCGACTACATCGGCCATATTTGGGAAGAGTGGCGACCGGCCAGCCAAAAATAGTAACCGGGTCCGCGCCCTCAAGAGCCATTGCGGCCGGCTCGCCCGAGCCGGCTGGAAACAGTTGGCCCGGCTCGTGTGGCGGGCCGCGACCACACGAGCAACGTATGAGGACGACAGCGTCCATGAGACGCTGGGGGTTATCGAAAGGAAGTTAGAAGATCTAGCTCGGGCATACCACTACCAGCAGGGCGGGATCGTCGCCGGCAGCGTCTCCATTGAGACTCTGGAGGCTATGATGGGGCGGAGGCCGATCGTGTATCACGATGGCCGTAGACACATTGCCGCACGTGCCGCGGATGGCTACTGCCGTGATGAGGACGGTCAGTTGTTTGCCCGTCGACACGTAATTCCCGCGGTCCCGGATATCCCGGAATTAGCTGAGGATATAGCTCGCTTCCGGGCAGCCCCCGCATACCGCGATCCGGCCACAGCCTGACCCCAATCCTAAGCGACACGGCCCCGGGCTCAACACCCGGGGCCGCTCACATTTCAGGAGTTCCCGATGGTTCCGGAGGAATGGTCGTTCATTCTGCACATTGTGCAGAACCCCACCGACCGCTTTGCGCGCGGCGTGTACGCGGATTGGTTGATTGAGCGCGGCGACGAGGAGGGCCAGCGGCGAGGGCGGTTTATTCTCGACTGCGTGTACGTGCGGGCTTCGCAGTGCGTGTGCCAGGACATGACGTGCGCGTGGTGTGAATCGTTGGATCGGATATACCGCTATCTTGCCGAATGCCCGCCCATCTGGCTGGGCCGGGGTGTGGACGTCGAGATTGTGACCTCGGGCCGGCCGGCCTGGTATCACACTGGCAGCCACACGGGCCAGTCGCTTTTTGCGATGTCGCACCTGATACGCCCCCAGGATTTACTCGACGCCCTAAGTCAACCGGTCGTAATTTTCACCCGGCCGCAGGAATACCGATTCGCGGCCGTCGCCGATGGGTTTTCGGCGTCGCTCTTGTTACCGCGGCTTATCGATGAGCCGGTTATTGCGGTGGGCGACATGCCGCCCAATGGGTTGGTTACTGTTCAAGAGCGCAGATCGACCGCAATGCAATGGTTTCGACGTTTTCGAGATCAGGCATGGGCCACCGTGGACAAGTTGAGCCAGCCGGGCAACTACCAGGTGATTCTCCGCACTCACGCCGGGCCGCGGTTGGCCGATCCGCTGGGCACCTCCGGTCGGCTGGTACACGTCGCGTTATCGCATCGCTTGGCATCGGTCGGCCCCGATGGCGTGAAGACCGAGGCGGCGACGGCGTGGGTCAGGCCGTCCGAGATTCGGGAGATAGTGGAGTTGAGGGCGGGCAGCGAGCGAATTACTTCCACACAAAAATACATCGAGCTATTCTAGTTGATTTTGAGATTTTCCGCGAAATTCTCGCCCGGCCGGGCTTGTCTTGGCCGGGCGAGTCGCGTTAAATGGCCACACCGCCAGCGTGCACAATCAGCAATTCCAAGCCCGGGCGGTGCCACGCACAGGAGCAACACATGAGCAAATTGGGTCAGCCGACCCAGCGGGTACAGATTCAGATTCCCGGCCGGCACTTGTGGGCGGAACTGTACCGCAGCCCACACCGGCCAGGGGGAGTTGTCGCGGTCGTTCGGGACGGGGAGCGGATCGTGTTCGAGACGACCGCATACGACAAGGCTAACGGTGTCGACGCAATTGAGTGGTGGCTGGCGGCCAACACGCCGCCCCCACCGACCCTGTTGGCAAAGTTCGTCAACGGCTGGGAGCCGCCTGCCGGCGGGCCGGGGGCGTCCAGCAAAGAGCGAGTCTATTACGAAGCGTGGGCCGCCCAACAGCGGCGAGCCATGCCGCCGGTCGAGCAGGAGACCGGTGGGGAAGGTTGATTGATCGATCGACAACTACACACCAGGAGACCGCGATGAGCAGCATTGTCCCGGCCGCAGGGCCGGACCCCCTCTCCATTCTCGACAAGGCCATCACCAGCGGCGTCGGGTCGGCCGACCTGACCCGTCTCTACGAACTGGTCGAACGGCATCGTGCGGCCCAGGCCGCCGAGGCGTTCGCGAGGGCGGTGACCTCGTTCCAGGCGGAGTGCCCGGTCGTCAAGAAGTCGCGGCGAGCAGAAATCCGGGGCAAGACGGAATACGGGTACAGCTTCGCCTCATTCGACGATGTGATGGCTGCCGCGGCCCCGATCCTGGCACGCCACGGCATCGTCGTCACGTTCTCGTTCCCGCCGGCCGAAGGGCCGATGATCCGGGTCATCTGCCGGGTCCGGGTTGGGACCCACGTTGAAGAGACGGAGATGACCGTCCCCGTGCCGGTGATGTCGGTCAACGACACCCAGCGGCTCGGGGCGGCCGTCAGCTACGCGAAGCGGTATGCACTTTGTGCCGCATTGAACATCGTCGTGAGCGACGAGGATGACGACGCCGAGCGGCTGGTAACCCTGGCGTCGGAAGCCGACATCCGCCTCATCCGGGAGTTGATCCAGTCGAAGCGGGTGGACCTTGCGAAGTTCTTGACGTTTGCCGGGGTGCCTGACCTGGATTCGATTACAGCGGCCCAGGCCCCCGCCCTCATCCAGACCCTCCGCCGCAAGCCCGTCGTTGCGACGGCTACACCATCGAAAGGAGATAAGTCGTGAAGTGCTACATGATGGCCCAGTACACGCCCGAGTGGTGGGAGATTCGCAGGGGCAAGCCAACCGCATCGGCATTTGACCGGATCGTGACCCCGGGCGGGAAGGCCTCGTCTCAGGCCCGCAAGTATCTCACCGACCTGATCGGTGAGATGGTGCGGTACGATCCCGCGTTCCTCTCGTCGCGGCCGGTCACACGAGACATGGAGTACGGCACACAGTGCGAGCCCCAGGCCCGCAACTGGTACGCGATGGAACGCGACGAGGCGACCATACAGCAGGTGGGATTCTGTACGACCGACGATGAGCGACTGGGGTGCAGCCCTGACGCGCTCGTGAACCCGGTGTACGACGGCACCCAGATCGTCGCCACCGAGGGAGTGCTGGAACTGAAATGCCCATCGGCCGGCACACACGTCGGCTACATCGAAGACCCTGAATCGCTCCTGGCTGATTACCGGCCGCAGGTGCACGGTCACCTGATCGTCACCGGTGCAAAGTGGGTGGACCTCGTCTCGTTTGCCCCCGAACTACAGCCGGTCATCGTCCGCGTGGTGCCGGACGAATACACGGTTCGGCTGGGGCAGGCACTTATCGAGTTCGCCGAGAGCCTGGCTGCCCGTCGCCGGGTGATCCTGGAGGGCGGGAAATGACCAACCCATTTGGCGAGTGGGCGAGTATCGGCAGCACAAATCACTACGTTTTGAATGGTGGCACATTGTGCAAAGCGGCCGGGGCTCAAGACCCTCAACACCCTCAGATGGAGATTCGATGGCCCCAAAGAATAGATTCGTCGTGGCGGATGTACCGCCGATTGTCGATCCGGAGTTCAAGGCTGTCCTGGAGGTGCACGACGAGGAGACTCGAAAGGCTCTCCGGGAAAAGATCATGGCCGAGGGGTTCCGGGAGCCCCTGACAGTTTGGGGTGATCCAGACACGCCGGAGCATTTGCCCAACATCCTGATCGACGGGCACAACCGGCTCGACATCGCGAGCGAGTTGAAGGTCCGGTACACGGTGCGATATCTGAAGTTGCCGGGCATGGACCCGCAGAACCCGGAGCACCGGGCCGCAGTGGTGAGTTGGATCATCGAGAACCAACTCTGCCGCCGAAACCTCAGCCCGACCCAGCGGACGTATTTGATCGGGAAACTGTTGCACGAATCGAAGTCGGGTAAATTGCCGGACCTGAACGGTGAGGATCTTGCCGAGCGGTTCAAGGTGTCACGGCGGACCGTGTCCTACGCGGCGAAGTTCGCGGAGGCGGTGGATGCTGACCCGCAGATGAAGCAAAAGGTGCTCGAAGGTGGGAAGGTACCCAACCCTCTCCGCCAGAAGCCCAAGCCGGCCCCCAAGCCGGCACCGGCCCCAGGATCGAAGCCGGCCGTCCAACCGCACACACTCAATTGGGACCAGTGGAAGGCCGGGATGGGGACATGTGTGAGGGTGGCGACGGCGTTCTACACACAGCACGGTCGCCAGACCGATCAAGGTTTGGAAGACCTGACCAATCTTCTGCAACAAGCGGAGGCCCTTATGCGTGAGGAGTATCACGCAATCACCGGCCGCAAGGCCCCGGGGGTGTGAGCATGGCGAAGAAGGCGAAGTCAGAGCCGGAGGCGAAGTCAGAGCCGGGAGGTTTCAAACTGTCGGCTGAGTACGGCAACGTGTCATTTGGTGATGGTACATGCCGGATCGGCCTCAAGGTCGACCGGTCGCGACTGTCGCCGCAGGACGCGGATGAACGGCTCTGTGGCCGGCGACTGACCGGCTCGATCTCGTGTTCCGCGGGGAACGCGAATCCCGAGCAGGGTCAGATTTTCGAGGGAGGGGCGGAGGTCGATGGGACGTTCGACGTGAAGTCAGTCGGGTTTACTCGCAAGGCCATCACGTTTGGGCTGACGTTTTCGACTGAGGGGTTCGACGTTGCGGCCCTGGCGGGGTTTGCCAAACGGGCTGGCACCCTGACCATCACCGGGTCCGAGGACATCCCACAGGGAGGCGAGGATGACGAATGAAATGCGTGACGCCTACGCCAAAGAGGCTGCTGTCCAAGCGGCAATCGCGGAGGCGGTCACCGCGACGATGAAGCTGCTGAAGACGATTTCCGAGCAGGACGACGCCAAGGAGATTGGCGAGTTTCACGCTGCCGCGGGATTTGCTGCACTGATTGCCTCCGCGTTCAACAAGTCGCCGCCGACGGCGGTGTTTTACAGCGGGCTACAACAGGCATTGCAATCGTACTTTTGCAAGTGCAAACAGTGCAAGCAAGAACGACGAATGGCCAAACGTCGAGCAGACGCTGCAAAGGCGGCTATGGAGCAGAAGCCCACCTAACCACACGGAGTCAACCATGCGAGCGCTCTGGCCCATCCAAGAGAACGGTGTCAACGGTGTCTGTGGTCTTATCCACGACGGAGCTACCCGGATCCTGTTGACCTCGCCGACTGGAACGGGCAAGAGCGTCATGATGATGACCCTAATCCGGATTTTCCGAGAGAGGGGCTGGCTGGCGGTCGTGTACTCGAACCGCAGGCTACTCACCGCCCAGCTGGTGGCCAATCTGCGAGCCGAGGGGTTCAAGGTTGGGGTGCGGGCGGCCGGGCACACCGACCAGCGACATCTGCCGATCCAGGTCGCCTCACTGCCGACCGAGCAGCGGCGGCAGGACGAGTACGGTGGCTGGGAAATCCACGGGACCGGGCAGAAGTGCCTGGTTCTGGTGGACGAGGCCCACAACCAGAAGGGGCCGAAGACGCTCAACATCCTGAACAAGCACGTTCAGGCCGGGCATGTGGTTGTCGGCGTGACGGCCACACCCATCGACCTCGGGGGGCTCTATGACCACCTGGTCATTGCCGGGGGCACGTCGGAGGGCCGGCGGTGCGGAGCGCTTGTGCCAGCGGCCCACTTTGGGCCAGACGAGCCGGACCTGGCCAAACTCAAGAGGCACCGCGAGGGCGAGGATTACACAGAGAAGGAGGTGCGTCAGGTCATGCAATCCTCGGTCATCTGGGGCCGGGTGATCGAGTATTACCGGCTGCTGAATCCGGCGGGCAAGCCCGCCATCTTGTTCGGCCCGGGAGTGAAGGAATCACTCTATTTCGCCGAGCAGTTCACAAAGGCCGGCATCCCCGCCGCACACGTCGACGGCGAGGATGTCTGGGTCAATGGCCGGATGTGGCAGTCGAGCCCCAACCTCGTTGGGGAGATTTTGGAGATGAGCCGAAACGGCCAGATTAAGGTGATCTGTAACCGGTATGTCTTTCGCGAAGGAATCGACTGCCCGTGGTTGGAGCATGGAATCTTCGCCACGGTGTTCGGCTCTCTGCAATCCTACATCCAGTCGGGCGGGCGGCTCTTGCGGGCGAGTCCGTCAACCGGCAAGACGCAGGCCGTGATACAGGATCATGGGGGTCACTGGCACAGACTGGGGAGCCTGAACTGCGATTGGCCGTGGTCGATCGACAGCACGACGGCCAGTGTGGTTGGGGTGCGGGCCGACCGGCTCCGCAGGAAGCGGGAGACCGGGGAAGTCGAGCCGTTCCGGTGCCCACAGTGCACACGGATTCTGACGGTGCGGGTGTGCCCGTGCGGCTTCGAGCCACGCAAGCGATCGAGAGTCGTCGTGCAGGTCGACGGCACATTGAAGGAGTTGATGGGCGACATCTACCGGCCGAAGGCGGTTGCCAAAGGCAGCGGTGCCATCGGGAAGTGGGTGGCCATGTACTGGCGGTCGGTACGGATGAAGAACAAGCCGCGGACGTTTGCCCAGGCGTTCGCTTTGTTTGCGGCTGAAAACAATTGGCAGTGGCCCGACCGGTCCTGGCCACTCATGCCCAAGCGGGACATCGACGTGTACAACCGGGTGTGCGATGTGCCCTTCAAGAATCTGGTCGACGGGGGGCGGTATGAGAACACGAAGGTTCAGGATGTGGCAGTCGATCCTGAGTATGAATCGGCGTGATGGAGGCCGTGATGGCTGACAAGATGCCGAGGGAAGAAGTGATTCGCCGGGCCAAGTATGCCATCGTCGGGCTTGTGACCGACGGGATCGTGTCGCGGCGAAGCGGCGGCGAGTTGGCGATGTACCTCGAAGCCGCCATCAAAACAGTCGAGACCACAATCGGCAGGGTCTACGACGCTGGTGCCCAGGATGCCGATGCGAGGGCGGCGCGTCCCGCCCAACGGGGGAAGACCAATGGCAGCGAAGGACAAAACGGCCAAGCCGGCGGGTGATTTGGCACAATGTGCCAACAAGCCCAAACCGATGACTTGGTGGCAGCGGGCGGCGAGGATCGAGAAGCTTCTGGAAGGGCTGAATCCACAGCAAAAGGTGACGCTGCTAAACTCGATCCGCGACCAAGTCTACATGAGCAGCATCCCGACAGGCAGCGAGCAGTCCCGGGCCGTGGTCGCCGGGACGGCCGAACAACCCGCTTCCTTTAACCCGGTGGGTGGATCATGAAAGGGCAGACCGTTGGCGAGGCAATAGCTGCGGCACTCGCGAGCGGTCAGGCGGTTGAGGGGGCGTCGGTGCGGATCGAGGCCGCGCCCCCTCGGCTGGCTGCGGACGTGAGCGAGAAGGACTTCCAGCAGACGGTTATCGAGTTGGCGCAGAACTGTGGCTGGATGGTCGCACACTTCCGGCCGGTGCGAATTCAGCGGGCAGACGGGTCGGTGTACTACGAGACTCCGGCAGCGGCCGATGGGGCTGGGTTTCCCGATCTAGTGCTTGTGCGGGATCGGGTGATCTTCGCCGAGTTGAAGGCCCAGAAGGGGCGGTTGAGCGAGGGTCAGCTGGAGTGGAAGGCGGCCCTGTTGGGGGCCGGGGCAGTTTGGCGGCTGTGGCGGCCGTCAGATATCGAAACCATTCACGAGGAGCTGAGATGAACGCGATTCCGGAACTTGAAGCGGCAAACGTGGCGGTGACAACAGCCAGGTCTGCCCGGCATGAACTGATGAGCCGGTACTTCACAAAAGGCTCGGAATGGCTGTATGACGGCCTGAAAGTCAAACTCTCCAGCGTTACGCCTACCGGGATGTTGTGGGTTACTCTGGTCGACTGTCCGGCTTGGCAGAAGGAGGTGCACTACACGAGCTTGGAGCCCATCCCGGAAAAATCTGCGGCGGGTGCCGTTGACGAAGCGAAGCCGGGCGGGTAAAGAAAATCGGCCGGCGATTGAAGACGCCGGCCGACCCTAAAAAAATCAGCGAAGTGCAGGAATCTTATCACTGCACTTCGTGTTTTCAAGGTCGCAACAGGCTCAGGTTGCCAAAGGCAGCGGCAAGACGCAGGGCCGAACCTGCTGTCGGGCTGGACCGGTCCCCCTCCCGGGGGATAGCGAATCAGGGGATCACCCCCTCCCGGTGCCAGCATAGCCGCCAGACGACTTCTCCGAGGGGAGGGGTTTGGGGTGGGGTGCGTACCCAAGCAATTCCCGGATACACCACCCCACGGAAAACCGGCCCGGACGGGCGTTGCACACCACACACAGGGGGCTGAGATGAGCGAGCCGACATCGGCAGTCAGCGAACGCGGGGACGGCCCGGTCGATCGCGCGGCGTGGGCTGCGGCCATCGACCCCGCAGCGGCCCTTGAGGCTTGGGCGGACCAGCCGCGACGGCATTATCAGCTCACTTGTTCGGCCGGGTACTCGCCAGTCGTCTACCTTCGGGATGACACTCGGCAGGTGGTTGTCAATCGCTTTGACCTGCCCGACTCCGAGAAATGCACGCTGGCCGCACTGATCCGGCTGGCTCTTGAGCAGTGGCGGGAAGGTGAAAAGCGGCTGGTGAGTGTCGACGCCCCAGATGGCTTCCCATTTGAGAGCCTTCCGCCGCAAGGGCGAGTGTTCCTGACCTACAGCGACGGCGCCGCAGAACGACGGGTCATGACTGAGCAGCAGTATCGGGAACTCAGGGCCAAGATGGAGGCCGGCCAATGACCGACGGTGACGCGATCTATGCCGCGATCCTGGCCGAGCCCGGGGAGGATCTGCACCGGCTGGCCTACGCCGACTGGCTGGAGGAGACGGCGGGGCAGATGACGTGCCCGTGGTGCCAGGGTAGTGGGTGGCGTGATTCACGCACCCGCACGGCTGAGATGGATGCCGACGAATACGGCGTCAGTTCGGCGAGGTGCGACCGGTGCGGCGGGAACGGCACGGTCGACAATGGACACGAGCGGAGGGCGGAGTTTATCCGGGTCCAGGTGGAGTTGGCCCGGTTCCCAGAAAGGGAAGACGACTTCGCCAGACTACCAGTAGAAATGCGGAGCGAGTTTCACAGATTACTGTCGCGAGAAGACTTGTTGTTCTCAGAACACAAAAATGAGTGGTTCGACGTGCCGGCGATTTTGTATCACGGCAGCGAGTCAGAGGACGCCGACCAGTACGAGGATTTGGGAGCAGCCATCGTTCGTTGCGGATTCGTCTACGAAATCCGCATGACTCACGACTCGTTCCTCGCCCACCTGCCCGCGCTGGCCCGGCATCCAATCACGAGGGTGGTGCTGACGGACCGGGAGCCCCTCAATAACGCTGGTGTGGGCACGTACTTCGGCGAGGCTCCCGGTCCGGCCGACACATGGTACTGGTTACGGGGCCGCGGGCTACAGTGGGAGGTGCCGCCCGAAATGTGGGGGCCGGAGTTGGGGGAGCCGTTCGCGTCGGAGCAAGCCGCCCTCGACGCCCTGTCCGCCGCGTGCGTCCGACTGCTGGCCCAGACGCGGGCACAACACACAGGAGTCTCGCCCAGCAAGGGCTGATTTCACCGTCAACCGGCCCTGGGCACATTGTGCAGGGCACACATTCAGGAGTGCAACATGACCGTGAAAAGGAACCAACTTGAAGCGGCGATTGATCAACCGGGACCAAGCCATTCGAGCCGCCATGCGGGGGCCAATGGCCCCGAACAGGGATCAGGCCGAAAGCATGATCCCGTCCCCCGGCATCCACTGGGTCATCGTGGGCGGCGAGTCAGGCCCCGGTGCCCGGCCGTGTCGCGTCGAGTGGATCAGGGATATCGTCCGGCAATGCCGGGACGCGGGGGTGCCGGTGTTTGTGAAGCAACTGGGGGCTGCGGCCACTGGAGGCGTTGCTGGCGACTGGACCCCCCAGGGCGTCCAGTTGGCCCTTCGCGGCGGTATTCGTCTCGGCGACCGCAAGGGTGGCGACTGGTACGAGTGGCCGGCCGATCTCCGCGTTCGTGAATATCCGAGGAGGACGGCATGAGCACTCCGGAGTCGCGAGCCTTCATCCGTCAGGAAATGTTCGTGATGCCATGTCGGTTTTGTGGGGCTGGCTACATGCCACAATCTTTCGGTGTGGGCTATTTGGTGGAATGCAGAAGTCGCTGCCTGCAATCAGAGTTACTGATAAAGGTTTGCAGTTCGCCAGCGCTGGCCATTGGCCACTGGAGCGACCAAGTCAAGCCGCAATGAGCCGATTGCACATTGTGCACACAGGAGAAAACGGATGCCCCCACCGAAAGGAGTGAAGTACCACATGATCGGCCTCACGAAGACCGGCCAGGCCAAACACAGGCCGGTTGTGCGTGAGCCAGCGGCCAAACGGAAGCCCGCCCCCGACACTCTCAGGTACTCCCGATACCGGGCCGCGAAGTTCTTCACCCCGGCACAGATGGAGGCCCGACTGGCGGAGAAGGCGGAGACCGTTGCGGAGGAAGAGACGCACGAAGTGCCCTGGCATTGCTGGGCGTGCGGCAAGCCGGCCCCATGCCGCAAGACGACGGTAGCAGCGTTCAAGCGGGCGGGGTGGGTGGCGAGAGAACACCTGACAGAAGGAGGGACGCGTGGAAGCTACCGAGAGATCGAGCGATATTGCCCCGACTGTTTCCGCAAGTACGGATGGCCCGAAGTGCGCGCATTGCGGGGTAAGGAGGATACATAGGCCCCGCGGGTTGTGCTGGACGTGCTACTACACGCCGGGGGTCAGGTCTGCCTACGGCAGCGTGGCCCCACAAGCACGCCGAGGCTTTGGAACGGCAGCGATATCGCGACCGCTGCCGGAGCCGACAAGTGCCAGGCCCGGCACGCCGGAGAAACAGTGGGTTCTGGCAGAGCGCGCCAGACAAGAGCAGCAGTTGTTTCACCCCGAAGATGCCAGGTAACACCACAACAGGAGTCGAAGATGGAGAGTGCAATTCTGGTCGGCATCACCGCCACGTCGGTGATTGCCATGCTCGGGTTCTGGTGGACCAGCGAGCAGTACAGGCGGCAGGTCGAGAAGTTGAAGCACGAATGGACTGAGGACAGGGGCGAACTGGCGGTGGCAAACGCCCAGCACGAAGCGGCCAGGGAGTTGCTGGAAGAAGGTGAGGTAATTCGCAACGGCCAGTTGTCGACGATTGAGCGGCTGCGAAATGACCTCGCCGTACACGTGGCAGCCGTGCAGTCCACCGCGAAGGAGCGTGATGATCTGCGGGCCACCCTGGCGGTGCGAGAGGAGCAGTACAACCGATTGGTCGCCGACGTGGATATGCTCACCCGCTACCGGCTCAGGGAGTTGGAAGGCGTCAACAACATGGCGGTGTCGGAGGCCACAGTCCTGCGTGGGCGAGTGGGCGAGTTGGTTGCCACAATGGCGGATATGGAGAAGATCAAGGCCAACGACAGGAACAAGATCGCATCGGTCATCGGTGGGATCGCCGAGGCCATGAGCCGGGTCGGCTCGGAGATTGCTTGGCTCAGATCGCACTTCCGCATCGAGAAGCCATTCAAGCCAACAGGGGAGGCCGGGTCATGAGTTACCCGTTTTCCGCGGTGGGCACCATTCTTCTCTGGGGGTTCAGCGTGTCGGCGAGTATTGCCGTGCGCGTGAGCTCCCCGTGGGCCAGATGGCTTGCCCTTCAATCGGCAACGACGCTCTTTCGCCTGTGGATCGCAACGAACCGCCGGCCCAGCCCGTTGCGACATCTCTCTTCAGTCAAGGTGGAGGTGAGTCATGAGTCTTGAAACATGCACCTACTGCAACGGCGTCAAGGGCCGCGAGCCGGCCGGCAAAGAGTGCTGCATCTGGCGTGACATTGAGAAGGGCGGTTTCTTCCAGCGGGCAATCGGTCAGGAAGTAATCGAGGATTGGACCCAGACGCGACTGGAGTGCACGTCCGGCCCGGTGCTGCGGGTGACATGGGTGTGGTCCAAGAACATCGACTGGCCCAAGTTGCCAGTGCAGCCACGATTCGCAACCGGGCCGGCCTACAAGCTGGTGAAGGTGGTGATACCGCCGTTGCGGGGGAGCCCCAGGCGGGTTGAGACGCTGCGGTATCATGCGTTCGCGTACTCCGCCACGCGGTTCGATCAAGCTCGGACAGACGCCTACCAGGACTCCGAGGGGAAGATGTTCCGCAACCTCGGGGAATACTTCGAGCACCAATGGAGGCCATTCTGATGCCAGCCCCAGCCAAGCGGACCCTGCGAGATGTGGTGGCCCAGCAGAAGGCACTGGCCCAGCAGATGGCCAAGGCCGACCAGCCGGTCACTCGCCAGCCACCGGGCAAAGGTCGCGGGAAGCCCGGAAAGGCTCCGCCGATGGCCCGGCCGAAGCTCCCGCCGCGGTTTGTGCCACGACTCCCCCACGACTCTCGTTATCACCTTCGCTACGATGGGGCGACGGGAGTATGGACCGGCACCCTGACGGTTCCGGAGGGCGATAAGCCGACGATCCTGAACGGCAAGAACGGCGGAGTCATGGGGCTCTTGCGGAAGCTCGACAAGATGTATCGGAAGGCGGTTGCCAAATCGAAGCCGCCAGCGGATAATGCCCCCGTCGCATCTCGCGACTCCTGATGTGAATGTGTGCCCCCCTCCATCGCACGGGAGGGGGGTTTTCATTTGGCCAAGAGGCCCGGCAATCGCCGGGCCTCTTGCTATTTCCGGGGTGCCCCCGGCGGCTTGTCAGACGACTTGATTCCGAGCCTGCCGAGACCCTGCATCGTCCGTTCGTACACATCCTTCTCTTTCTTCGGCGGCTTCGCACCACTCAACTCTTTCACGATCGGCTCGATGTACGCCTTGGCCAGCGGGTTTAGCTCCCAGGCGGCAGCCATCGCGTTGTTCCACGGCTGGCTCTCGCCCTTCCCGGCTCTCGTCGAGACGTGTGTGCCCATCGTGTTCTGGCCGGTCAGGGCCACATGCCCAACGTCCACGATTGGCCCGAAGCCCGGGTGAAGCGCGGCGATCAGCATTTGCTTCAGCCCCTCGCCGGTGCCCGTCTGCCAGTTCGCCCCTGCACGTTGTGCACCGGACCGTTGCGATTCGAGAACCGGCAGCACGCCAATCGACCGTAGCCCCCGGCTCAGGCCCGTCAGCCCCATCAAATCGAAATACTGCGTCTTCCCGTTCCGAGTGCCGAGTTTGACCGCCCCGATCGGCGTCTCGTCGTCCCCATCGACCCGGCCCCACTGTGCGTAATTCGCCACGGCCGCCATCATCGGCAGGAGTGCCAGCCGGCCGATCATCTCCGCATTCACCCGGGCCGATGCACCCATTGATGTCGTCTTGAGCCCCGGCCGGATGAACACCGCTCGCAGACCATTGATGAGGTAAGTCGACCCGGCCGTCGCGAACGGCCCGAGGCCCGTGTCTCGCAGGAGTGCTACCAGTCGGTGCTGGGTCGCCTTGTTGTAATTGCCGAGTTGGTTCACGAAGTCCCGCCGCCCCCCCTCTGTATCGACAATGTCTCCCCGCTTCACCATCCGGTCATACGCCCGGTCCATCGTCAGCCGCATGGCCCGGTCCATGAGGGTGAGGAAGTTGCCGACGTGCGTGAATGGGTTGAGCTTGCTGACAAACCCGCCGCCGGTGTCGGCACCATGTTCCCGCATGGAGCCGATCCGGGCGAGTTCCGCAACCCGCTTCATGACCTCGGGTTCTTTGTAAACCAAGTCCTTCATGAACCGGAATACGTCCAGCACCTTTGCCCCCGGTCGCACCAGGAGTGAGCCGAGGTTGACGGTGTGGCTGGTGGCTTCACCCAGGGAGTAGATGGCTGCGGTCGTCGCCGCTGCTGCCGCTGGCAGGCGGATCGGGGATTGATCGGTCTTGAGCACTTGCCGCACTTCGCCGTAGGCATCGGGGTGAATGTACAGGTTGATTTCCCCGGCCTTGGCCGCCTGCGTGTTAGCCGGCGGGGTGACATTTGGAAGTTTGACCCAGCCCTCGTGTGTCGACTCCTCCCCGGGGGCTCGCCATTCCGCCAAGCCGGCGTCGACGAGTGCCCGGTACATCTCCGCCTGTGCCGCCAGCGGGAGCCGGTCTGCCATCGTCTCTTCGAGCATCCGCCCGAGGTCGATCACATACCCGGCCTTGCTGGCACCGGTCGCCGCTGTGGCCGCCCGGAGACGACGAGCCTTCTGTGCAACGAGGTTTCCGCGGGAGGGGGCCGTGATGTCGAGGACGTTCGGCCCTTCCTGCAAGAGCACACCGGTATAAGCGCTCTCGCCAGGTTTCTTCCGGACCAGGGTGATTGGCAGGTCTGGTATCTGCGTCGGGGCGTTAATCGGGTCGGCATCCGGGATGCCCTGAGCCCGCTTGAAGGCATCGTCGAGGATCGGGCCAACGTGCTTCTTGTACCGGTCGATGGCCCCCTGAACCATCGGGTCTTTGAGGGCCGCCTGATAGTCGCCTTCGGTGAGAAGGGGGTTTGTGGCCCACTCGTCCGGCGTCTTCCCGCCGATCACTGTGCCAACATCGGCGGCCTCCGCCAGCCGTGCCGCAGCCTCCGCCTCTTTGGCGTCGATGGCATCCTGGCTGGCCCCCTGCCGCTGGAGAAGTTGGGCCTCCTGCTCAAGCCGCTGGGACTCGCCGACAAACCAGTCCCGCATGTGCCGCAGTCGCATTTCCACAAGCACCGCACCCACCAGGGTGCGATCGGTCAACCGGTGGGCCTTGCCCATCACGACATCGAGAAGGAACGGCGCCAGTTCTCTTGCCCATTGCTTTGCACTGCCGGCCCGCGCCACAGCATCTCCGGCCGCTGGCGAATGGCGAGAGGTGTGTGTGGCCGATGCACCGCCCAGCTTGCGGAAGATGTCCACGATGTCGGTGGCAAACTTGACGGCTCGCTCCCGGAACGTCGGCCCCACTGGATCGGGCGGAGCCTGCTGGAATGGCATAGCCGTCGAGAAATCGTCTGGCGTATTCAACTTCTCGCGCAACATCTGCTCGGCGATCTGCTCGGCGGTCAGTCGCTCTCCTCCGATGGCGGAGTCGATGACGGCCCTGGCATCTGCTGCTGCTGATTCGGCGACATGGTCTGTAAACTCTCGCCCCCTGGCGTCAGCTGCGGGGTCGTTGAACCCAAAGTCGAAAGAAGCATCTGCGCCCGGCGGGATGGGTTCAGCAAGCTCTGCGCCGTCCGCAGCCTCATCCGCTGCTCGAATAACCTCCTCAATTTCGGCGGGAGTATGCTCGGATCGAGCGTCTTGAACCGTCGCATCGAATTCCTCCTGTTGTTTGCGCCAGTATTCCTCGTAGGCCAACTCGGCACTACGGGCTGAGTCGAACGCCAGAGACTTGTGCCGTGCCACCAGGGCATCGGCAAACGCTTGCATGTCGTCAGATGGCAGGTCGCCGGTGGTGTGAAGTTCCTTGGCCAGAAGATCGAGCGGCCGGCCGTTCTTGCTGAGGGCCTGCGATGGGAAGCCAAGTTCGATGGCGTGCTGTCGGCTGCCGAATATGGACTTGAACGCGGGGTCGTTGTAATTGATCCCGCCGTAGCCGATGATGACTTTCATCAGGTCGCCCTGCCGTTCATCGGCCGCAGCCATCTCCTTCAGCTTCCTGAGCCGGCCGGCCTCCTCCTTGGCCTCCTCACGAATCCGCTTCGCTTCGGCCCTCGCCAACTCTCGCTTCTCCTTCTCGGTCCGCCGTGCCGCGGCCCTGGCTTCCTTGGCGGCCTGTTCCTCGGCTTGCTTCTTGGCCCTCGCCGCTTCCTTGCTCTCGGCTGCCTGCTTTGCCCGCCACTCGGCTTCCTTGGCCGCATACTCCGCCTCCGTCAGTTCCCGAGGGGCCTCGGTCGGCTTGGCAGGCTCCGCTGGGCCAGGGCCAGCCTTGCCTTCCTGACTTTCTGCCCGATTCGCAAGAGCCTCAGAGACTTCACGTACACGTTCGACAACCTCGCGTCGAGCGGGTTCTGGTCGAATACCCCTCTGGGCAGCGATGTCCCCGGCAAGCCTTTCGATTTCACCTGCGATCTCCTTTCTGAGTGCGGCCATCTCCGCTTCTGCGCGGGCGATGGCTTCGGGTGTGGGTTCAACGTCCTGGACCGGTCGCTCCAGTTCTTCCTTGATCCCTGGGTTCTTCTCCAGCCATTCCGCTTCCGCTTCCTTGGCACGCCGTGCCAGGTCATCCAGTCGTTGCAACCGGCGACCAGTCGGCCCTTCCACATGCCGCAGCTCCTCTGGCCGAACCCCGGCCGCATCGGCACGTTCGGCGACCTCGGTAAGCCCAGCCACTCGCCGCACTTCGTGCACGCTGCCGCCGAAGTCTTTCCCGGCCAGTCGGCTGAGTTTCGCAATGGCCCGCTGTTCGAGCCGCCGCAGCGACTCGTACGAGTACGGCTTGCCAGTTTCCGGGTTGAGGAACCTGCCCGTGTCAGCGAGTGCCCGGAGTGACGGATACTCGCCCGGCTGAAGCCGCGAGATGAGGACATCCTTCTCACCACGGGACAGGCCGGCCTTGTCGAATGCAGCCCGCAGGTCGATCTGTGGCCGCGGAGCCTGGGGCTCCTCCGGTGGTTCGAGGAACCGGGCGTCGGCGGCTTCCTTCACCGCTTCCGCCGATCGCGACTCCTCCGACGGGCGGAATGGTTCCTTGACTGGAATCGGCTCAACCGCCTGCTGGCGGAGTCGCATTCTGGCGATGCGATCCTGAACCGACAGTCGCGGCCTGGCACTTTGTGCCAAACCGGGTTCCGGGCTGGCCGGCGGGGGCTCTGGCGGAGCGACCGCTTCAACAACCCGGTCGACATATTCCCGCACTTCGGGCACGTTCGTCTGCCGCTTGATCTCCTCGGCAACATCCGGCAGTCGCTCCGGTGCCCGTTCGATGGCGGCCCCAAGTTCGGCGTTCACCTCGGTCAACACCCGGCCCGCGGCCTCCCGGCTGGGGGCTGCGTCGATCAGCCGGCGGGTCGCCAACATGATCCCGGTGGCCCCCTCGCCAAACTCCAACTGCCGCGACCGTGTTTCCTCCTCCGTCAGGGGCTTCTCCGGAATCTCGATCCCACGCACGGCACGTTCGGCCTCCGCAATGCGGTAGCCGGCCTCATCGGCAATTGCCGCAGCCGCCTTCCGGCCGCCCTCAACAACCGCCTCCCGCGCCGCCCCAACTCCCTCCCTTGCACTTTGTGCCAAATCAACCGCCCCGGTCCGCAATCCCCTGGCCAGTTTGGCCACTGCCCCCGGTGTGGCTGCCACGGCATCCCGCACCGACCGGCCTTCGTGCAAGGCGGGGAACATGGCGAACGTGGCCGCTTGCACGATCCCATGCTTGATGGCGTCGTCGGTCTGGCCCCGGGCCAGGTCGCCCAGCACGCCGTACCGGGTCTTGAACTGCCATGCCGGAGCCAGGGCCTCGTCCGCCAGCCCGGTGACTATGTCAACTCCCTGTTGCTCGGCGGTGCCGATGACTCCCTTCACGCCCGCCCGGCCGGCCGCAGTGATCCGGTCGCCGATTCCGCCCGGCAATTTCTGCTGCAATTGTCCGAGGACGATGTTGTTGGCCGCCGCCAGGGTGAGGGGCGGGATGATGTTCTGGGGGGCGGTTGGGTCGGTGCCAGTCTCTTTCGCCCGGATGAACGGCTCTTTCCCGTACAGGGCCGGGATGAGCGGTGTCGATGCAACCTGCCGGCCGACGAATGTGCCCGCCTGGGCAAGACGGCTGGACTCCTTTGCCGCCCCAATCCCGAGCCGGGCGCCCACCTGCCGGGCAACGCCAACGCCCGACAGGGTCTCGATCAAGAACGGAACAGCCCGCCGTGCCGCCCGGCCGATGGCCTCCGCCGTCGACTCCTTCTTTTTGATCTCCTCCAGCCGCTCATACTGAGCGACGAAGTCATAGTCTCTCTGCTCTGCGTTGCCGGCGTCGATCCGTTTGCTGGCCGCGTTGTACTCCCGGGCCATCAAGATTTCGGCGGCCGTCCCGGCACCCGGGATCATTTCGAGAGCCTTCAGAGCCCGCGGCTCCTCCATCCCTGCCGCGGCTTCCTTGGCCTTGCCCAGTCGGTACTGCCCCTCCGCCACGCGAGCCGGGATGCCCAACTCGTTTTGCACACGAGTCCCGAACTCACCGGGGTCGGTCCCCGCCCGCGTGTGGGCATCCTGGAAGGCACGCAACCGCTCCTCGGCTGGCCGCGACGGATCACGCCATTCCGGCCGGAACCCGGTTGTCGGGTCCATACCCAACTGGTCGAGGATTTCCCCAAGCGGCGAGCCTCCGCCACGCGGAACGCCGACGACCGGCGGGATCGGTTTTTCCCGCTGGCCGCCAAGGGTCGGCTCGGTGCCAAAGGCTTCGAGGAGCGATGAGAGCCCGTCCATTGGTCACCACGAAAAGGGTTGAAGGTTGGGGCTGTTGTCGGTCGCTGGCGAAGTCCGGCCAAACGGATCGCGGCTTGTGTTCGGTGCGGAAAGCATCTGCTGAAGGTGCGTGAGCGACTGCTGAATCCTCATGAAGTGCCCGAAGTCTTCCGGTGACTGAACCCGCATCCGCTGCACGCTGCCGTACTTCTGGTACAGGCCCTTCGCGACCTCGATCTGGTCGCCGTACATTTTCCGCTGCTCGGCACTGAGCGATTTCTCGCTTTGCACATTGTGCATCGCTTTCTCGAACAGCCCCACATTGGTCCGTTGTTCAGGGGTCGCATCCTCCAGTTTCGCAAATCCTGGCGGGGTCGCCGTGACCCGCGGATCGTCCGGGCGAGGCCCCGGCCGCTGGTCGACACCGAACGGTGTGCGGTTGGGGCCGCCTGGCCGTTCACCCGCCCGCTGGCGGAAGGCTGCCATGTGCTCGTCCCGGTTTTCGGTTCCAACAAGTTGAACCATCATCCGGCGAACAGCTTCCTGGTAGACCTTCGGGTCTTGGTACTGATTGGGCATCTCCTTGCCGGCCGCGTCCATCTGTTTGTGGTTCGCCCACCCGGTCACGATTGAGTGAGCCCTCTCCAGGGCCTTGGTGTACCTCTCGAAGTGATCGGCCTCCGCCTTGTCGTAGTGCGTTTGCTCGGTGTGGAGGAGTTTCTGCTGGGCGAGGGCCGCATCACCCTTCCCACTGGCATCCCGACTGTGGGCGAAGGGGTCGTAATACTCCCCGTTGGCTTTCTGAAGGAGGCGAAACTGCTGCCCGGTGACGGGGTCGGTCACCAGCGGGAGGTTGTCGACTTGGTTGAGCGCGAACGCTTGGTTTGCCGCCTGCATGGCCTGCTGCTGGGCCATCTGATTCATCATGCCGCGGGTCTGCTGAGCTTCCTGCTGGGCTTGCTCCAATCGCAGGCGTGACTGGATCGGGCTCACCTTGCCCATGATCTGAGCCGTCAAATCCTGCCGAACTTCCTCGGGCAGATTGCTCTGCCGGTTTACCCACGCCAGGGCGTTGTTGAGTTGATCGGCCCGCCGCCGCTCTTCCTGCGAAATGAGCAACTGCTGTTCGCCGAACCGCTGCGCTTCAAGCTGAGCCCGCAGATACGGCTCTGCCATCTGCGTGTTGGCGTTCTGCTGGGCGATATCGAGCCCCCGCCCCTGCATCTCCAGTTCGGCCGCCCGGCCATATGTGGCAAGGGCCGGGTTCCCCCCGCCTCCGCCGCCGCCCCCACCCCCGGCAAACGACAGTCGGGCCGCAGCCTCACGCTGCCCAGCGACGGCCTGTGCCGCCGAGAGCAATCCGCCAAAGTCTTGGTTCCACTGAAGGGCTGCCCCGTAGTCCCGCGAGGTTCGCTCGTCATACGGCTGGGGCGATTCAAAGTTGATTGGCATAACTCCCCCTGGTGTGTGACCCAGGGGAATTGTCACACATCAGGCAATTTTCTTCCACAGGGCCGACCCGGTTGAAGCCCGAACGCACACGTAGACAAAGGTGGATGTCGTGTCGAGCCACATCTTCCCGGGGTAATACCCCTGTGTCTGATCGTCGTTCACACCCGGCGGAACAGGCTGCACTTCGATGTCGTTGGTCAGACTCCAGGTGCCGTCGGGCATCCGGTGCATCCGGCCCCGCCGCTGCAAGTCGTTCACCTGGGCACCGACGACTTCCGTGAACCGCCGCAGCCTGGGCTCATACTGCTGCGGATCGAGCCGCGGTGCGAATTGCTTGTCGCTGCCAGCAAAGCCCGCCGCCGCCGAGTTGGGTGGAGGAGGCGGTGGAGGAGGCGGTGGAGGAGGCGAGACGCCCGGGGGCAGAAGTACGCCGTACTGGAGGCCGACCGCGGCCCGGCCGATCCCTGGCCCGTGCCAGGGCGCTCCGGTGCCCGGCCCCATCCGGACCTCGGGGTACGGCGTGTTTCTGTTTCCAGCCACCGGCGGGGGCTGAGGGGCTTGTACCAGCGAGTTTTCCGGTGGCGTGAACCGGAAGAAGAACGGCCCCGGGATTGGTGGCCCGTGACTGATTTCGGGAGCGTACCGCTGCACGTTGAGCGAACTCGGAACCGGCGGGTTGTAATTGGCCGCGGGCTCAACCGGGAGAATCTGGGCATACGGGCACCCCCGCATGGGTGGCCCGTGGCTCACCTCGGGGGCGGTCGCCTGTGCATAAGCCGGGGGAGGCGGAGAAGAAGCCGGTCCGGCGACCGGAAGAGTCTCGGTGCGGAGTCGAACAGTGAACGGTGCCCCGCGAAGCGGAGGCCCGCCCCGCACCTCGAACATGGGCTGCTCGACGGTCACATCGGCCACCGGTGGGTTTGCCCCCTGCCCCGGTGAGCCGACCACCGTGCCGCTGTATGAGCCCACGACGCACGGTTCAGGCGAGGCCGACCCCTGAAGCCGGGCGTACAGGAACAGGCTCGCCGTCTGCACGTTGACCGGGTTGGTGCCGGCCGCCAGGTTCGAGATGTCTCCGGTCGTGAGTGCCGTGTTCCAGATGGCCAGTTCGCCCACCAGACCCAACCACTGCCGGTCGGTGCCCGTGTACCCGGTCGCGACTCGCAAGGGTGCCGTGGACCCAGCAATCGTGGATGTTGGGCCGGGCACGGTCGATGTCACGCTGCCATTGACCGCGAACTTCAACTCTGTCCCAACGGGGGCCGTGCGGTCCCACACGAGGATCATGTTGAACCACGTGTTGATCGACGGTGTGAAGTATCTGGCCGGTCCGTAGAACGTCCCGCCCGAGGCCATGTAGACCTCGAACGATGGCGTACTCGGCTCCTGACGGATCGTGAATATCGAGTTGACAATCGACGTGTCATCAAACACTGTCACCAGATCGCGGAGCCCGGCAATCCCGCCCGAGGCTGTCAGTGTTGTCGTTTGTGCCCAGATCGAGACCGAGAGTTGGCTGAGCCCCGTCAGAGCGGAGATAGCCCCGAAGTCGATGTACTGCGGTGTCGTCGTGAAACTGCGTGACATCGACTCCCCCTATGTGAAAACGGCCGGCCCACCAGGGGAGCCGGCCGCGGACCCGTCTTCACCCCTGCGGGTCAGTTCTTGCCATCCACACTCAGGCTCTTGCAAGTGATGGTGTTCGAGGACGAGGCCGCCGACCACGTTGTCGACAGGTTGACGTACTGAGTGACCGTGTTATCCACGGTACTTGTCCACGTCCCGGTCGGAGGAGTGGTGGGCGAGAGGGCATACACGTATGGGGCAGCAAAGCCAGCCCCACTGATCAACCGACCGTATCCGCTAAGGGTCGTGTTGCCCGATCCCTGGCCCGGCGAGCGGCAGGTCAGAACATACTCCAGTTCCCACAGGGCGTTGGTCACGCCAGACGCCGTTGTGATTGCGGCCGTCACCCCGATCGAGGTGCCCGACAGGAACGACGAGCCGAGGGTCGTGCCCAGTCGAAGCTGGAAGATGATGGTGGGCGTGCTGGTCGTGCTGAGCACCCCGGCCGCCCGGATGACGATGGTGCGACCGAAGGCGTTGGCGTAGTTCCAGAACAGGGCCGGGATCGTCGGCTGGTTATTGGTCCCGGCCAACAGGCTGGTTTCGGCCGACGTGTTGGCGTTCGCAGTAAAATCTGCGGTCGCCGTATAAAGCTGCTCGCTCCAAGTCCCGGTCACACCCGACATCTGAAAGTCGTAGGCCCGCTTCCAGTCGCCGGCCTGACGCTGTTCCGCCAGAGCCCGGGCGTGTGCCGGGCTGACGGGCTGTTGACGGAGGCGGCCGATCGGTCGGCCCAGCCGGATCATCTCTTTCAACTGCATCATGGTCAGTACCCCTCGAAGACGTTATCCCACCCGCCGTAATCCCACCCGTAGTCCTGGGCCATCGCCCCGGCATTCCCCACGACTGCCGCCAGAGCATCTCCGCCGTCGAGCCCCGCGTAGTCAGCCGGGTTATAGCCCCACCAGTCGTCGGTGGTGGCCTGAGCAGGTTGGTCAGAGGCAATCGTATACCAAGACGGGGTGGTTGACCCATATCCAAATCCCGCCCCGCCCCCAATCCCGCCGCCAGAGCCGAAGTATCCGCCACTTGGGGCGGATGGGGTGTAGTTCGCGGTCGGCGTGTACCCGAGGCCCGGAGCACCCCCGCCAAACTGGCGAGCCCGGGGTGGATCGTTGCCTCTGAGTTGATCGAGGTACTGCTGCTGCATGGCCCGGTCTGACGCCGCCTGCTGCGCCGCCCCCTGCTGCTGGGCCAACTGTGCGTATGCCGAGGCGTTGGGATACGGACTGTTGACGCTGTTCATCCAGTCGAGTTGCTTCACGCCGAGTGCCGTGTTTGCGGCCACTGCGTTCCCGGTATACCCGAGCCCGGCCAGACCGAGTTGGCTTTGATACCCCGCACTGAGTTGTGCGAGTTGATTGGCCAGATTGACGTTCGCCTTCTCGCGATCCGCGACAAGGCCCCGCTGCACACTCGCCGCCACGGTCGTGTTGCCGAGCCCCGCCGAGGTGAGGCCCTGTGTTGCCCGGCCGGCCTGCTGGGCGTAGGCGTCACGAATCGCCTGCCGCTGGCTGTCCCCCACACCCTGAATCCCAGCGAGCACGTTGTTCGCGAGGTCGGTGTACCCCTGTTTGACGGCATCCTGTGCCGACACCTGAGTGGCCATCGTCTGCTGATACCCGGCCAGGATGTTGTTGTAATTCGTCTGGTTAGCCTTCAGGGCGGAGTTGTACGCCGAGTTGTAGTCACTGCCGGGCTGGAAGTTGAGCGGCCCCTGGATGATGTTGGGGCCGGAATAAGTACCCCCGGTCGGCTGACTCGCAGCCGCCGGGGTCGCAATGGCACCCGAGGCACCGAACGCTGGCAATGGCATGTGTGCTCCTTAGTGACCCTGGCCCTTGCCACGTTGCCGGACCTTGCCCTGGGTCGCGAGCATGGTTCGGATCGTCTCCATCTGCCAGGCTGAGGACGACGACAGTTTCAGGTAGATCGCCCTGGCCGCCACGCGAACGCTCTCGGTGAATCCTACCCCGGCACTGAACGTCCCGCTGCACACAGCCGGCAGGTCGAGAGCTTCTTCCGCCGTGTTTCCGGCAAATATCTCCCAGGTCACATCACCGGAGTGCATTCCGAGGATGCCCTGGATTTCCCGCATCATGATCTCGTCGAAGTCTTTCGTGATAAACGGCCCGATGACCACGTAGCTGTTGATCGGAACGCCATCGTCTGTTGTCGCGGTGGGATTGATGGCCCGCACGTACCCGTCCCAGCACCCGAGGAGCGGAACCCGGTCGTTCGGCGTGTTGCCGTCATAGATGAGGCAGCACAAGGGGTCATGGCCGGTCGACGTGAAGCGGTCTGTCCACCATCCCTGTGTTCGCTGCTCCCAGAAAAAGTGGGTGCTTGCACTTTGTGCATCCAGCGGGGTGACAAAGAGGTGAAAGCCCTGAAGCCGGTCGTCCCACTGAAGCCGGATCGAGTTGTTCCCGGTGTTGATGTTGAGCAACAGAGACTCGATGGCCCCGCTGATCCGCTGGGGCTGTTGGCCCGGCACCATTGAGTACACGCCCATCCTGTTCGAGCAGAAGTACACAGTGCCAGCCGGGTCTTTCGTCCAGCAGATGCCCCACGTCCCACCAACGATGTCGCTGACGCGGTCAAGCTGGCCGCCAGCAAGCGGATCACCGCGCAGGATGTAGATGGAGTTGGACCCGAAAAAGATGAGGGTGTCGTCGTTGTACGGGCAGAGCGACATGATTGTGTCGCCGACCAGCCCGAGTGGCGAGTTGTTCCCGGCGACCGCCTGTGTCGCGGTCTGGGATGTGGGCGAGTAATCGAAGTTGTTGGGATCGCCCACCGCCGACATGAACCAGTTTTGCGAATCGAACGTGAGACCGGAGAGAACCGTGCGACCTCGCCATGTGCAGATGAGCCGAGGCGTGTTGCCGGCCCTGTCGACCGGCAGGACGGACGTGATGGCGTTGCCGTCCAGGTCTTGCGTGCCGGCGACCCAGTTTTCCAGCGAGTTGGTGAGCGGGATGTACTTCGTGTAATTGACGCCGTCGGCGAAGTACAAGACCTGGCTGTTCGCCGCCGAGAACATGATCCCGGAGTAATTGAGTGGCTGTGCCCGGCCCGTGTTGTTGACGGCCGGCGTCCACGCGGTTGCCCCGGGCTGGGCGGTGAACACTTGGCCCTGGCTGACGGCGACCAGAACGACCGCCCGGCCGGATTGCGATGTCTGGCTCACGTCTCCCCCCACGATGACGATGGAGTTCAGTTCTTGAACAACCCAGGTGACACCGGCTGGCTGGGTCGGCAGGTACTTGATGGTTCCGGGTCGGCTGCCGCCGCGAAGGCGAAGGAGCGAGAAGTCGTAAGCCCGCACGTTCACCGCCTCCCGGCTTGTGCGGGCGTACTCATTGTCGGGGCCGACAGGCCGGTTGGTTTGACGAGAGAACGGGCACCCGTTGTCGAGGCCCGCCTTGGGGAAGTGGATGTCTTTCTGGGCTTCAGGCATTAGGGCACCGGGCCGAAGAAGGATTGGATGTCGGCGAAAATGGCAGACCAGAGGTTTGCCTGTGTCGGGTTGTTCGGCAGTTGCTTTGCCTTGAAGTAGGGGCCGTTGAACACGGTCGCGAGGATGGCCCCGTAGTTGTTGATAAACGTCCGCTGCCCCGCCGCTCCTGTGAATGTGCCTGGGTAGAAACTCGAAGCGTAATCTGGCACCAAAGTTCCCGGTGTCGATCCGCTGGTATCTTCTGACCAGTAGAACCTGCCAGCGTAATCCTCGAACTTGCTCATCACGCCTGGCATGATGGCCAGCTCATTACTGATCCGCCCGTTGTACACGCAAACCTGGATGTAGCCGCCGGCATTCGGCGGATCGCCGCCATCGGTGAATGTGGCTGTCCCGCCCGGGCCATCGGGAGGTCGGCCTGCCGTAGACTTTGTTGCCGAGGCCCCATACCCCACGAGGCCCGTCCCAAATGTTGACGATGTGGCAACAAAGACCTTGCCGCCGCGGTATCTGATCGTCGGCATGGGTGTAATTTGAGGCACACAGCACAATGTGCCATCGCCAAGTGTGAATCCAGAAAATGTGGCTTGTGCGACAGGCAGGCCGACCCACGGCGCCGACTGGATGTAGGGCGGAGTTCCAGGGTCTCCTCGTCCGCCGTTCGGAAACACGATTGCAACGGAAATGTTCTTGGGTGCGAAGTACGATGCCCAGGCGCTTGCCACGCCAGCGGAAATCGTCCCATCGTCAAACACCGACAGAATGACCGTGTTTGGGAGCCTTGGCAGAAACCCAGGATTGCCCCATGCACGCGGCGCATCCCAGAATCGCGTGCTGGTCGCACCCCAGGAAAGCTCTTGTGCATTCGCCCCTCGGTCGGGCAAGCCGGGCAGGTAGCCCGCCTCATACAGACTGCCGCGAGTCCACAGAATTGGATCGGTGACGCCCGGCCCGACCATCAGTTTGCCGAGTGGCATTGCGTATCCGATGAACCCATCAGTGATTTCTGCGGTCGCCCCCGTGCCCGGCACTGGCCCAGTTGGAGCATACGCACTTGCGTACTGCACCTGGCCAACATCCAGGTACGCCTGGGGAAAACTGGCGAACTTGCGGGTCATGATTGGTCCGGAAGGAATACGGCCGGGAAACCGAAGTACCCAGTCGAAAGTTGCACAACAAGCATGTAAGACCCAGCCGGTATGGTCTCAGCTGGATCGACTCCCTGACACTCGCACTGCACCGCCCCTGGCTGTCCGTCGATTTGCACGGTGTACGTCTGGCCCGCCCCAGAAATCACGATCCCGTAGTGTCCGTTGCGCGCTGGGGCTGGCATTGGTTATTGCTCAAAAAAGAGTGCCGGTTGTGCCACATAACTGGAGCCAAGTTGAATGATGGCCGAATTCCAGTTCTCTGGCAACGTGCCTATGCCCGACAAGATTCTTACAGAGACAGGCCCGAGTTGGGTTGGGATGTACACCGAGTAACCGCCGGCAGTGACCGACCGAACTTTTGACGGATACACATTGCCGACCGAGTCGCCGCCCCCACCCCCGCCACCAGTCGGCAGCACACTCTTGACCGGCGTGCTGCCCGATCCGCCCGGTGGCCCGACGCCGCCAGAGCCCGGGCCATCTGGACCGGGATACGGGACGCCGTTCGGATCGCTCGCCCAACGTGTCTGCTGTTCCAGGTAGCCGAGGAGCGATGGGTCAACGTAGGTGACTTGATCGAGCAGTTGGACGCGGAACGGGCCGTTGACCAGTTGGGGGATGTATTTTCTGGTGCCCGGCCGACTCCCGCCCCGCATCCGCAATTCCAGCGGCTCATTCGCCCGAACATTCACGCCGTCCCGGCACGTCGAGCCGGGTTGCATCTCGAACTCGGTCGAGACGTTGATTCCGAACAGCGGGAACCACAGGTCGTGAATGTTCTCGTTCATCTCAACCTCGGTACTTGATGTCGGTGATGACATCAAACTCCTTCGTCCCGTCCTCGAACTCCACGCCCACCACAATGTAGCCAGGGTTGACGAGGAGGGCGGGAGTCGGGCGATAGCCGGACGGGATCATGTGGGCCGGCCCGCTGATTGTTCCGGCTGGCAGCGGACCGGCGACGGTCTCAATCGGCGTGCCGTCGGACCACGCAAACCGCACCTGGGTTACCGGCTTGTTGACCTCGATCCAGGCATAGGCCGGGTTGCTGGAGGTAACGCCACTTGTCGCCGCCGCTGGTGCAATGCCCTTGTTGATGATGCTCGACATGGTTGACCTCAGAGTTTGGTGATTGTGATTCGACCTTCCCCACCTGCGCCGCCCGCACCGCCTCGATACCCGCCACCACCACCAGCGCCGGGAGAACCGCCGGGAGAGCCGGGGGTGTTGTTGACGAACGCCGCCTTTGCCCCTCCAATTGCCCCGCCGGGGGCATCGGCCCCGTCGTTGGTAACTGCCGTGTAGCCACCCGTAATCGTGTCGCCAATACACAAGGCCGCCTGACCGATTTGGGAGACAGGCGTTCCGTTGGCGGTGTCACCATAACAGCCAAACGCACCGGCCGCTTTGACCAAGTTATTCCCAAAAATGCACGGGCCAGCGTCCGTGCCAGCAGTCGCAGTCTGGCCACCAAGCCCTGGGTCCCCCGGTGCCCCGATCGACAACGCATATGTTCCAGCCGACAGCGTCAGTGTGGATACCACCATTGACCCCGACCCGCCCCCCGCGCCTTGAATTGACCGTGACCCGCCGCCCCCACCCGCCCCCGCCGCTTCGCATTTGACCGTATACGTTCCGGCCTCCAAATCGACTGCTGACGTGAGTGGTCCGTTGTACACCCAAGACGACACAGGGAGAGCCGGGGAAATCGGCCCTCCCTGCTGAACTTCCCGCAAAGGAGATGACAGTCTCAGTTCCCTCCGCCTCATCTCAGACCTCCGCGTACAGGCAATTCGCACTTGTGGCCGATCCGCCGGTGCCGAATCGGACTTCCACAAGCTGAGACCCTTTGCGGTCCAGGATGATCGAGGCCATCACGTTGCCGGTCGGGCTAATGATCTCGTTCGAGATGTTGGCGTTCCCGACCCCCAGCGTGATTGTCCCGCAAAACAGGTGGGTGTTATCGACCGGCGTGCCGGCCACACCCGCCAGTGTGCACAATGTGCACGTGAACGATGCGAGCAGGTACGGCACCCACAATGGAATGATGGGTGTCGTCGCCCCTTGCCGCTGGCGAACACTCCGCCAGCCGTAGATTTTCATGCTGAACGTGTTGGTGGCCGACCCCACGCCATACGGCACGATGAGCAGGCCATTGCTCACCTTCCCGCCCTGGCCCGTCTCTCCTCCGCCGATCGACAGAACCCCATCCCCGGTTGGAGTCGTTGCGGTCGGCGACGGCTCCGTGATGGACGACGTTGTCACGTCGGCCCCGGGGTTGGAGATTGCGAACGGTGGCGAGATGGTTTCGATAATCATGGTTTACTCAGGCCACAGAGGCCCAGCTGGAGGAGGTGGATGTGCCCTGGTTGACGTACAGGAGCGAGCCAGCCGACCCCAGCGGGTTGATGAACAGCGCTCCCTTCGAGTAACCGGGGATGCCGTTTGTCGGCACACCGGTCGATGTGTTGTAAGTGCCCGGTGTGCCGATGGTGGCCAGCATGATGACCGTGCCCTGGCCAGCCATCTCTGCCCGGACCAACTCTCCGAGGCCGCCGGTGACATCGAGAACTCGCATCGGTCTCTCCCTTGTTACCCTGGGACGACGCCGCCGACTGTCACAGTCGGGAAGCCGTACAGCCCAAGTCGTTGTTGCGGACGATTGTACAGGTCGCTCCTGTCTCCGTTGTAGCCGACAAGTGCCGGCCGCACACGCCGATCCTGGTCGATCGACGACCGCAGCCGCTCCATGAACCGCTGCTGCCACAGCCCCGATGTGTCGTTCAGGGCCTCCTCGGCGGCTGCCTTGCACCCAGCCAGCACGGTCTCGGCGTGGGAGGCCCCGCCGTACACATATGGCCGGGCACCGGAGAGGAAGTCCGGGTTGACGTAGTACGTCATCTGGAACACGTACTCGCCATCGGTAATCGGGTACACGAGCAGCTTGTACCGGTTGCTGGCCTGCGGCGACGTGCCGCGGATCGGCGCGAACGCGATCATCTGCGGCCGACCGGTGGCAGTCGAGTTGGCCTGATATGCCTGGCGAATCGTGCCCTCATTGCCTGGCCGCAGTTCCCAGGGAAACTGAGCCGGGCTTGTGCCGACCGTGACAATCCCGTTCACGCCCGCAAAGTCGTCGGGCATCTCCCATTCCTGCTGGCCGGTCGGAACAGTGATGGACGAGGTGGGCTGGAGGAACGACCAGTCGTGAGTAACGGTCTGCCCGTTCACGATGAGCGTCGGGAAGTAGAACCGCCGCAAACCGCTCGCCAGCGTGACGTTGATTGACTGGAGTTGTGTTGCCGTCCACGCCCGGTCGGTGTACGGCGGGGTGTTGCCCCGGCCCCAGCCAAGAAAAAAACCGACCTCCGCTTGGAGGTCGGCATACCGGAGTGACAGAGTCGATTCCATCATTTGCCCCGTTTGATTTCAGGAGCCGGCGGTGGCGTCTTGCCATCCATCACGTGGTTCCCTCGTTTGATGTTACCACAGCACCCTTTGCCACCCTTGCTTTTCCCGCCTTTGCCTTTGCCGTACATATCAGACCCTCCTGACGCCTTGTTCCCACACCACCGGACCACCCGGGGTGTTCCACACAACCGGCTTCCCATCGCGATACTGTTCCCACTGTTCGCGAGGGAACGCGGTGTTCCGCTCCGAGCACCAGTGCCAGCCTACCGTGTGGCACGATGTGTCGATCACTGGCTTGATGCCGAGCCGGTGAACCTTCTCGAAAAACGCGAAGTCCTCTGTGCCGCCGACATCAACCACGCCATCCAGGAACTTGTATTCGCTGGGCTGCGCGAACCAGTTCGGGTTGCCGTACTTGTCCACGCCGATGTCGAGTTCCTTTATGCACCGGCGGAACACCTCGGTCCGGACGACCGACAGGCCCATTGACCACCCGTAAGCCGTTGTGACCTGGTCTGGCACGAACGGCAGAGTCCCGCATCCCGGGCCGGGGAAGATGAGGGGCTGGGCGTTGTCGGTCTTCCCGAAGTACACGCCCGAGGCCACGTCGGCGTTGTGGCTGAGGAGCTTCAGAAGTGCTCCTGGCGGGCACAACACATCGTCGTCCAAGAAGAAGATGTAGGGCACCGTGTACTGGCCCTGATCTTCGACGTTCAGGATTCGCTGGACGACCACGTTTCGCCCTTCGGCGATCTGGCCGCCAACCTCGTCCTTCCAGAAGAAGGTGCCCCGGCCACAGTTCATCGGCCAGAGCAGTCCTTCGCGGGCCGCGACCCATTCAATCGAAAGCCTTCCCAGGGTTGGGAAGGCCATTGCGTACATCTGCTTTTTCACGTCATCCCCCGTTTTGGCACATTGTGCCTTATTGCCAGGCTTGCTGGGCCACACGCACCCAGTCCACGTTGTGGTTGAGGCCGGTTGCGGTGGAGGCGTTCATGATGGCCACTGCCGGCCCCATGTACCCTCGCGGGAAGTTGCTCGCGGCAATGTCACTCCGACCGAGGAAGGCCGCCGCCGGCAGGCCGTTGACGAACACTTGCAGGATCGGCTTCGCGTTGATGCCGAGCGTTGAGTTTCCCGGTGTGGTGGCAGTCACCAGTTGGGGCTGAGCGTTCGGGTTGTACACGAACCCGAGTTTGTAATAGGTCCCGGCAACGGCAGCCGAGCCGGTGACGGTCGTGATGAGGGTCTGGAGGTTGGGCGGTCGGACGGCCGCGACTCCCGACGCCTGGAACACGAAGCCTACATCGTTGCCGATCGATCCCACCCGGTGGAATCCAATCAGGTTGCAGGAGTTGTACAGGCTCCCGCTGGTGGTTGTGATGGGCTGCCCCGCCGTCGGAGCACCCTTATCGGCCACGCCGTAAAACACGTCGTTCACCGACGCGGCAGCCGTCGAAATCTGCCCGAGGGCGATCCGGCACTCGAAGGCCAGAGCCCCTGGCACCGGGGTACTGGTGGAGTCCGCGATCTGCACTGCCCCGCACATCGTTGTCAGAGCGATGCCCTGGTTAGATGTGGTCCCACACTGCATTGTCAACACGCCGCCGTACTGGCTGGCGTCTGCGACCGTGGCATTGGCGTAGGCGTACAGAGCCCACTGCCCGAGCGTGCCGGTTGTCGCCGCTGCCCCAAGTGCGGCCGATGGTGCAACGCGGTCAAAGTCGTCGAAGAAGTAATAACCGGTGCGAGGGTCGACAATGAAGTCGTTGACCCAATAGCCGGATGGGAGACCCTGGCCACACCAAATGCTTTCTGACGGCCCCCTTTCGGTGTTGGCCGTCAGGTTGCCTTCAACAATCACACTTTTCACGGTCATGGTTGCCCCTTGTTAATCAGCCCGCGGGCTGTGTTTCGAGAAGGGCCTGCATATCGGCGATTTCTTGTTGCTTGGCCGCAAGCTCCCTGCGGAGCCTGACAACCTCGGCGGTCGCCTGATCTGCGTCGGCCGGAATTGGCTCGATCTGTTTACCCGAGGCGGTGTATTCGCCGATCGGGTACGGGGCCGCCCCTGTGCGGCGGTACACCCGCTTCGAAGTCCCCCGTGTGGCGACAACCAAGTCCCCCTCTTCAACCGGGAACGTGAGTTGCGTGTTCTTGCCCTTGCCTCCTGTCTGGTGCCCCACCCGTTCCAGGTCCGGCATGGCCTCGTTTCCGAGAGATTGCCGGACCTCCATCGTGAGCCCGTCGTTCGTGTACCCGATGAGGTGGCGACATCGCCCGTGCTCATCAAGCAGTTCACCCCGGCAGTTGTAAGGACAGTCGGGGATGGGCGTGGGGCCTTGTTTTCCAACCGACCAACCACCCTTCAGGGCCACAGTCATGGTCGAATTCCTTAGTTCGGGTATGTCGTCCCGGTCGCAATCACCCAGTTAGGACGACGGTTGTAAGCGATGAAGTTGTAGGTGCAGTCGACGAACATTGCCGAGACTGTGTGCTGGCCTGGGTAGATTGGCACAAACGTCTCATGCAGCCACCAGTTCGTCAGGTAGAACGTCTTGAAGACGCCCCAATTCAGGCCGTACACGGGATTGGTGGTATCCCGTTCCAAGTACGGCACCCACATTACTGGCACACGCCGGAACATGACCTCGCCGTCGGTCTGGGCGATGTCGTTCCCCAGGTTGTCGTTCTGAGAAGTCAGGATTTCTTCCAGGGGTTGGAGAACCCCGTAGTTCGTGTACAGGCCATACGACTCGCCTGTGTCGAACGTCGGAATCCCGTCAACGGGTGGCACGAAGTGCGTGAACGTCGCCGCCCGCCGCATCCTGCGGATCAAGTCGGCGCTCGACACGACCGTGTACTGGTCGGTCCAGTTCTTCCAGGATGGATAGGTCGTCGGATTGAGCCCGATTGACGTGTACCCGGATGGGGCACCGCCGTTGAACCCCTGCGTGGCGTTCTTGACCACCCAGGTGTTGACACCCCACGGCGTCAATTGGTCGGTGATGGCGACTGGGGCACCCCAGAAGTTCGCCTCCATCAACTCGACCATCGAGATCATCGCGGCGATTCGCCGGGTCTGGATCAAGTTCACGATCCGGGCCGGCTCTTGGTTCATCTGCTGCTCACGGGCCTCGTAGGCATACGAGTACACCGTGTTACGCCAGTCGCATTGCGCCTGCGTCATCGTGTCGGGGATGTTGACCGTATCCGGAGCCGCCAGCCCCACGTTGGCCGCGGCGTTCGCCTGCCCCACCATCACGTCCCACTGAATCCCGACGCCCGACCCGAATTGCAGCTTGTTCTTCTGAAGCAGCGTTCGCATCGCCGTGTAATTTTGCAAGTTCGCGGCGATCTGCGTGAATCTCCCCCGCCCAAGCTCGCGGAGGGTTGTCTGGACCAAGTCACCGAAGTTCGTGGGGACTAACGCATTCGGAGGTGCCATTTCTCACTCCAAGGGGTTACTGAAGCAAAGCGGCGACGGCTGCCACGGCTCGCGACGTGGCCTCCTGGTCGCTGTCCTGTCCTTCGTCGCCGCCCCCCGTGCGGTGACTTGGGCGATTGAGGGCTCCCGCGTTCCACTGGTCGGTGGTGAACCGGCCGGTTGATGGATCACGAGGCCGTTCTTGCTGAACCGGCTGCGATTGCCCGGCCAAGTCGTATGCACCCCGGGCCTGTGGTGGGGTGGCCGACTGAGGCTGGACATTGAACAGCAGCTCGGCGTTCTGCCGAATTGCCGCGGTCAGTGCGTGGACATTCGGAACCTCCCCGGGCTTGAGCCCGATGCTTCGCAAAACGGCGATTCGCCGCTGCATTTGAGCTGGCTGAATGGTGGCTGCCGATCCCTGGCCAAAGTGGTTGGCCCATGCTGGCAACTGGGCAAAGGCCGCCTCGATTGCCGTGTCTGCCGTCAATTGTGCCGTCTGAACAACCCGGCCCCGGACATCGCCGAGGCCCTGGTCCAGTTCGCCCGCCTTTGCTCGCAGTCGCTTCACCTCGCCGAGCAGCACATCGAACGCCTTTTTGATTTGCGGGTCGGTGTCTTCGTGCAGGTCAAACGAGGGCTCCGGCTCCGGCGGGAGAGGGGGCGGCTGGATGGCCCTCGCCTGTTGTTGCTGCGGGTTTGGCACATTGTGCACAGGTGACTTCAGTGCTCGCGCCGCCGCCCCCACCATCCGCCCAAGTTGGTCCGTTGGGACGTTCAAATCGGCGGGGTCAAAGCCGAGTTGTTCGGCCTGACGCACAAGCCAATCTGGATGGGCTGGAGTGGTGGGAGCGGACGGCGATTGTACCTGTGGTTGTGGCGGCTGGCCCGTGCCGCCCTCAACCACGGCCCTCGCCCCGGGGGGAGGCAGAGGTTCCACTGGCTCTGGTGCATCGTAACGGGCCGCCAGTTGTTCGGCTGTCATCGGTTGATCCTGGGCCATGTTCGTCTCCATCGGTTTCACTGAGTCTATGGCCGTCCTGGTACGACCACAACACTATCGGGACACCACAAGGTACTCCAGAGAGACACTTCCGCCAACGGCTTGCGCCCAAAGCCCGGTGTCTCCGAGGGCTGGCGGGGCCGGGTGACCGGTGGACAAAGCTGGTAGCGGATCGGTCATGTCGTAGGTGGTTGTCGTAATCCCGGTCGCATACTGACGCGGGTTCGTGAGGCTCGTCGAGGTGCAGTACAGGTTGTACGACGCGACTCCGAGCCCCAGGGCCGGGAAGGTTACCCGCGGGATGTTGGCGACGTTGACCGTGAACGACGCCGACTGGGAGAAGCCCACCGCCGACTCGTTCCCATCGACATCCACCACGGTGTAAAAGGCCTGGTACGTCCCGCTTCCAAGACTCCCGCCCGAGGCACCGCCGCCCGTCGGGTCAACCGTTGCCGCAACGCCCGGGAAGGTGACGTTGTTCGGCAGGGGCAGGCAGGCAACCTCGCCGGCATACAACCGGGCGAACGGCTGGGAGTGGAAGCCGAACCGCAGTTCCACGTAGTTCGAGGAGGAGCGGTTGCACACATAAGACCAGTGCGGCTGGGCCACTGATCCCATCGGAATTTTGGTCAGGCTCTCCAGCACCGTTGTCACGCCGTCGATCCACGAGTTGTTGCTCCAATCGAAAAGGCCGGGGGCTGCGTTACCCCGGCCGACAGGCATGGACATCGTGGTTTGGCGGTAGACCTGGAGAGCCAGGCTGACCGAGATTTCATCTGCCATCAGTCGTACTCCCGGATGATTGGCTTGATGTTGGGCTGGGCATCCCCATACCCCGCATTCCGGTCATGGAACCCATACGCCTTACAGTAAGCTTTTCTGTGGCCGCGGGTCCGCAAGATCGGCCGGCCGGATGGCGTGAAATCGGTCGGCACACCCCGGGCTGCGGCACTCTTGCGGGCCTCCTCGATCTGGCTGGGGTGAACGGCCAGGGCCTCAGATTTCATCGGCCACACACTGGTCGACACAGACCCAAAGTACACATTCCCCACCTTCTTCGCGGCGGGGAAGTGTTTCCGGTACACGGCTTTTGTGACCACCTTGCCGTCGATCCGGTACTCGTCGTACTCGACAAAATCCCCGGTCTTCGGGTTGAGCCGCCGCTTGCTCACAATCTCGCCTTTCATGCCCTTGCCCTCATTTGGTTGGCCGGAAAGTTCACACCGGATGAACTCGGGTCGCCGCCCTTGTCCATGCCCATCAGTCGCTCCATCCCATCGTTCACCTCGCCCGCCCCGGTCCGGCCAGACCGGTTTTCGCGGATGTAGGTGCGTGTGGTTTGGGGCGACATGGCGCTTTGTGCCTCCGCCCCTTCCTCGCCGCCCCCAGGTGCCAGTTGCGGGGGCTCGCCGAGCCGCAGAATCTCGTTCAGGTTCGGGATGTTCAGGTACTTGGCAATCCGAGACAGGAACTCCTGGACATCGAACTCCACACCTTGCTGCTGGAGGATCGGAAGCATCGGCACCACGATCTGGGTGACGATCTTAATGATCGAGTCCATCTGTTCGCTGGGCGTCGAGTGACGCAGCGAGTACGGGTCTACCGCCAAGTCGAGCCGTTCGAACGGCATCGTGCGGGCCTGGGGCGGCACACTGTACAGCGAGGACACGTCTTGCACACCCGGCACGGTGAACTCTGCCTGGATCACGTTGGTCGGGTGGTTCCACCAGTACCACACAAGCGACTTGAGGACGTTCGACGTGAAGTTCACGACGGTGTCCTGCATGTCCTGGATACCGCGGTTGGAGTTGGTGGCGAGAAGTTGTTCCTGGCTGGCCGTCTTGGCCTGGGGCGATAAGCCGCCCATCGCGTCCAAGTTGCCTGCGGCCCATGAGAACATTTGCTGGAAGCCCTGCATCACCTGATACAAGGCCGGGTCTGGGCCGCCGAACTTGAGCACCATCGTCGAGGCTGGGTTCTGGACCGAGATGATTTCCCCATCGTTCGCCCTCATCACCCGATCGCCGTCGTCGGTCTGCCCCTGAACGAGGGTTACTTCCTTCTGCCGTGCTGCCTGGCGGATGATCTTCCGCAGGCAGTTGTTCACCGCATTGTGCAGGTCCACAAGGTTCATGATCGGAGCGATCGGCATGATGTTGCCGGGAACAATGTCGTAGCCGAGGACGTGATAAGGGCCGGTGTGTGGCCCGACCCACTCTTGTACCCGAAGGGGCTGTTGCCCGGCATAGTCGTCGGCACCGCCCCACCCGCCGTTTACTTGATCGGCCGCCAGGGTGATGACCGTCTTGTACCCCGGCAGGTAGATTTCCCACAACTCGACGTGAGGGATGAACTCCTGGGTGCCCGAGATGGTGGTCCGGCCAAACGTGTTGACCCTCTCATCGCCTTCCGGGTTGTACAGTTGGGCCGGCGACTCGGAGAGCTTCTTCCGGAACCGCGAGTACAGCTTCGAGTCGCGAATCGATTCAAGCGGAACCCGGATGCGATGGCCGATGAATGAGACCTTGTCAAACCGCTGGGCGTGCAAATCGAACACGAAGTCGTCGAAGTCCACCACTTCCACGAATGGCTGGCCGGCACTCATCCCCCAACCGTAACTGGCGGAGTCTGCCGGGGTGGCCAGTGCGACCTTGGCAATGCCGAGGGTGAACAGGCTGTCGAGCGTGACTCGCTTCAGGGTCTCCGCCACGTTGGTCTTGATGATTTCCTGATTGGCCCACAACTCCATTGCCGCCACGACGCCTTTCGACGTTTTGTCGAACGTCGACATCATGACCCGCGGGTTGTGGCTGACGAGGTTCCTGACCACGATCTGACAGTACAGCTTCAGCAGGTTGAGCGGCTGGGGCTGAATGGTGGTGGCCGCATCCTGAGACCACCGCGGCCCGGTGTAAAGTTGGATGGCCGTCAGGCGGTTGATCCGGTACTCCCGCAGTGCCAGCCGGGCAGTCGCAATCGACTGGCAGAGTCGCGGGATGTCGATGTCGTGGTCGCGGATTCTCATACCCACTCCTCGTAAAGCCGTCGCCGGTAATCGGCTTCGGCTGCCAGTTGATGCCGCCAGGCCAGAGAGCCGATCTTCACGTCTTCCTTGGCATCCACAAAGTTGGCAAGGCCCGATGAGACTTGCACCGCCATCTTCCACGCAAGCGCATCGGCGATAACCAGGTCGGCGTGATTGATCCCGCCGCCCGACGGGTCGTTGTTGGTGGCCTTCCTCGTCGCCTCCACCTCGCCCCTTGGACCATATGCGAACGAGAGGCAGTCTTCGAGGGCCTGGCGGGACGGGTTGAGCAGTTTACCAGTCTGAATCGCCTGCCGGTATTCTTCGAGTAGCACCCGCTTCGAAGCATCTGTCGGCATAAACCCCGGCCGGGTTGCGGTCGATATGGCGATCCCATCCTCCACCGTGCGGAACATGATGTTCTGGTAGCCGAGGGCGAGTACCCGCTTTCCGAAGAGACTCCCCACACCGCCCGCGTGCTCCCAGGTCAGTTTGGCCGGGATGTTGTCCATCGACCGGAACAACCGGCACAATGCGACCACGAAGTTGGCGAAATCGCCGGGGTCAATGTTGGCGTCGGCGTATTCGAGCACCTTGGACCGCGAACTGGCGTCGATGATCGAGAGGCAGGAGGGTGTGGCCCCGGTGCCCGCCGAAATGTCGCACCCGGCCCCATACAGAGACACCGGTGCATGGCCGTTGCCAACCGGCAGAATCCACATCTTGATCCGGCCGGATCGGTCCGTGACGAGGCCCCGGGGGATGCCCTTTTCCTTGTCGTAGTCCAAATTGCCAGTCCAGAGCGGTTCCTGGCTGTGCCGCTGAAGTTTGCGAATCTCGATTGCCGAGAAGAACTGGCTTGTTGACCCTTGTGGGTTGATGTCGAGGTCCATCGCCACATCGCGGGCACTCGCCCGACGAATGCACTCCGCGTCGTACCACGGCGACCGCAAGCCTGGGTATGGCCCGCCAGTCGGCGAGCCGTCCATCACGAACCGGAATTCCTCGGGGTACTGGTAGCTCTTGTCATGCACTACCACCCGGTTGGTTTCCTGATCGTAGTGATATGCCCCCTTCCCCTTGTCCGGGTGCATGCTCCAGTGGAGAACCACCTTCTCCATGTCCACCCGCTGGGAAATTTGGTAGGCCGCGGTCTGCATCCCGATGTGCGTGAAGTTGAAGATTCGGCAGCCAGTTGTATCGGCCGTGCGACCGAGAATCTGGAAGTCCTCGGCGATCTGCGAGAACTCGTCGACGAACATCGCCGTGCATCGACCACCGACGCCCGCTTTCCCCGTTGACGCCTGGCCGGTGATTGATGACGTGCCACAGGTGATGACGAACTTGGACCGGTCGATTTGTGGGAACAGCCACTTCGGCTGGTAGCGACTGATGAAGTCGAGTTTCCAGAACAGGCTGTCGGAGTCGCCGGGCTTGTCCACCGCATCGGCGTTACGGGACACACACAGAAACTTTTTCCCATCGTGGAACTTGATGAACCAATCCATGACGATGAGGAACAGCCAGGACGCCCCCATCTCCCGGCTCTTCTCGACCGCCAAGTCCCGCTGTCGCTCAATGCACGACAGGATCTTGCGAACGGCATCTTCCTGTGCCGGCCATGTGATGAACGGCCCGATCTCACGACCGTTGACCCGCGGGTTGTACTGGAAAACGAAGGTGTTGATGTAAAAGAGGAGGTCTTCCCGGCAGACGCGGATCAAGTCTTTCCGCAGCCGGGCGTCCTTCGACGATTGCTGGATCACAAAACGACGAAACCTCAGATTGTCTCTGAGGTTTCTGGGAACCTGTTTGTGCCACTCTCCAGGGCTAAACATGGGGCCTCACCGACGCAAAGGACACACACCGTTCACGCAGCCGGATTGCACAACCGGCCCGCTCGACACACCCAGTGTACCGCAACTTCCCACCGTGCAACCGAACGTCGGCTGGCAAGGTTTGCACAATGTGCAACGGCGTCGGCCGAAGGCACTCGCCTCACTCGAAATGCCCAGGATCGAGACCAGGACCAAGAGTAGCAGTCGCATCGTCTTCTCCTTAAATCGCCCGTGCATGCGGGCCTTCTGGAATCGGGTCGGTTGCTCCAACAACCGGCACCCCCCACACGACCGCGTTTCGGCCAGTCGTGCCAAGAGCCTCGTCAAAGTACAGGATCGCCGGCCCGAGGTCAGGGTCAATCCGGTGAATGACGGCCGCGACCGTGTTCGTGCCGTCAAAGTACCGGAGCCGGTCTCCCACTTGCGGAGACACGTTTGCCGCCAGAACGCCGGTGTAGACCGTGTCGGTCGGCTTGTCATACCCCAGGGGGCCTGAGTTCGTCAGGTTCACCTTGGTCGTCGCCGGCCAGCCACCGCCGCCCTCGGGGGGCGGACCAATCTCGTCAGGCATTGCACCTCTCCGTTAGAATGAGGGCTCCCAAAAGGAGCCAGATGCGATGAAAAAAATCCTTCTTGCCGTGGCCGCTGCGATTGTCTTCGGCGTGTCCTGCCACATGAGCGTTGGCAGGCAGGTTGCTCCGGCTGACTTGGTCGCCAGCCCGGAGAGGTACATCGGATCCGCCATCCAGTTCGAGGCGGCAGAGGGAACCTGGACCATCCGAGACGGCCAGTTCCGGTTTGGCCAGTCGGTGCCCGGGATGCCCGCCCTCATCACCGGCGACCTGGCGAGCGGCACAACACCGAGTACAACCGGCCGGGCTCTTGTGATGGGACAGGTCGCCGGTCGGGTCAGTGACGGGCGGGATCGGGGTCAGGGAATCACGCATGGCGTTCACCTTGTTGATTGTCGTGTTCTCCGGGTCATTCCTTAGACTCCTTTGTGCCTCCTTCCTCCTTCCGGTAATTGCTACACCCGCCGTGATTCTTGGCGATGTCGATTAACTCCTGGATGAGCAGGTTGGTCAACTTGTCCCTCCTCGCCTGGGCCTTCGCCCATGACCGGTAAATGAAACCGGCTGCCCCCGACAAGATCGTGGCAGCCGTTCCAAGCCCGCCAACAAGAGCAGTAGCGGGCACATTAATCACCACATTCTCCATCATCCCCTCCCAGGGTCAGGAATCCGGAATCCTGGCGGAGCCACAGCGATGCCCGGTTCCGGTGCCGGAGCGAGTTTGGCCCGCAAGTCTACCAGGGCCACATTTATCATGCCCTCCAGAATGAAGCGGTTGAGGTTCCCCTGGGCCTGACAGATGACACGCCCATCGGGCGTCAACCCGATCATAATCTGGGTCTGCACTTCCACGCTCATCGCATCCCCCGGAAATGGTCTGGGTAGTACGGAATTACCGTACCCCCCGGAAAAAGGAAAGGATTGTCTGAAGCGGACTCCTCGGGCCAGCGACCGGCTCCACGCCAGGTCGGTCTTCATACACCGGCGGTTTGGGATACCGCCTGCGATACTCGGCTCGCCGCTCCTCCGCCACTGCTTCATCCCGCTCCCGTCGCAGCCGTTTGGCAATTTGTGCCGCGTGGCACATGAGTTTCCCGGCACTGGCGTCGGGATACTGGGCCTCCGCCTCACTCACCGCCTTGCCGAACAGACTCAGCTCCAGCTCATGAATCCGGTCAACGCCCCGTGCTCGCCGCAACCTGTTTCGCACGCTCATCGACTTCCCCCGGTTTGAGTTCTTGGACCACCGCACACAGGAGCACTCTCAGCCGATCATATGGCCACATCGTCCTTGCCCACCGCAGGGCCGCCTCCACCCTGTCCTCCTCGCCATGCCACACCGCTTCCCACATGAGACTGCCACTCTCCGACCACCGCTCAATCACCGACACCACCGGCATATCAGGCATCGGCCTCCGCTCCCTTCTTCCCAACAAACTGCCTGAGCAGCTTGCTCACCAACTCCCCGACAAGAGCCGCCCCCTCGTCGTCGATCACACCACTGCCCGGCTTGGCGGCCGCCTTCTTCGCCTTGTGCTGACTCTCCAGTTCGAGCAGTTGCTCAATGAACCGGGCCGGCGACGACTTCAGAAGTGCCCGAGCCGGGGCATGCCTCGGCTGATCCTCGGTCTCCGGATTCTTGTACACATGCCGGAAGTCCATCAGCATCACCGCCGGATTTGGCACCCCCTTCGGCCTGACCATGACTGCCTCCAAAAAGACTGGCACCGCCCCACAAGGGAGCGGTGCCGGGACTCCTCCCACATCATGGTGGGCGAGCATCAATCCCCACTGCCTCCCGGCAGGATGGGGTTTGTTCCCCAGCCGCTTGTGCTGCATGTCGCCGAGGCAATCACCGTGTTGTTGGCGTCCCGGATTGCCGACACCGTGAACACATTCGGCGGATCATTCAGGGCGAGCGACCAGCCCCAGGCAGACGCCGGCTCAACCGGGTAGTAGAAGTACGCGGTTCCAAACGAATTCGCTGCCACACTCACCGCACCCGGAGACATCCCCGCCTCATCCGGAAACACGATGTTGCACGTCAACGTGCCACCGGTGCCCGCCGTCTCCCACCCAACATTGCACCAGTACACATACCGGTCACCCGCCCAGAAATACCCGCCCTCCGATGTGTAACAGTCAGGGGCAACGAGCGGAGCCGCCACACACGCATTCGCCGGCACACCCGCCAACGATCCCAGCGATACCACCGCCAGCAACACCGCACACACAGTCGCTTTCATGAAATCCCCCGTGAAAAGGAAAAACTGCAACCCCCGTCCGCCGGCCTGACGCTGTTAATCTTCGACCGGCGACAAAGGACGAGCCGGGGCAGGAAACAGCAAAAACGCCCACCACACGGCCACCGGAAGCGGATCAGCCACGGGCCAGCATGCTACCGGCATCGGCCTCGCAGCCGCGGGAACAGCACACGCCGCCCACCAGCCACGCCACCGCACCCACTCACACACTGACCGGACGCACACGCCCCAGCCGGACACGTCGAGCAACTCGCACACGACCCCGACGACACGGCCTGCACGCTCTGCACACCGGACGCCAGGGTAACCCCCGAGGTCGGCACGAACACCCGGGTACAGACCCCACCAGAGCAGGTCGTCACCCACTCGCCCGAGCTGGCCGCCACCGGCGCGGCGGGGGTCGATGTGGCAACCGTCTCGACCGGCACCGGTGCCACCCCGCGCATCAGCACCCGGTCCCCCTCCGAGTACAGCACCCACCGGCCCGGCCGATCCGGCACCAGGCCGCATTCCACCGACTCGCCGGCAAGAGCCCGGCGATAGGCGTCGAGGTAGCCAACCGGCTCGACTGCCGACGCGGCAGTCGACGCAACGCACAAAATCAGGGCAACAAAGATCGGTTTCATGGGGCTCCTTTCAAGGCTTCGAAGGCATTGCGTCCGGCACCACGCCGAACGGCATTTCAACGGGGTCGCTGACCTTGTTGACCAGTGCCAGGATCGCCGCGATGTCTGCAATGATCACCCGCGGGGGCGATTTGCTGCGGAGATCCGCGACCAGCTTCAACAAAGCCGCAATCAACTCCGGGGACACGCCAGCCCCGGCCAGGTCGGCCTTCAGTGACTCATCACCCGGCTTGATTTCACCCAGGTACGTTGACTCGTCTGTCAGCTTCCCATCCTTGAACTTCTGGACCCGGGTAATGGTCCCGGTAAACCCCTTGCCGGGTGTCGGTGTGGGGTCGGGCGGAGGCGGCGGGGGTGGGTCGACCGCCTTCACGCTCGCCCACATGGCCCCATACCCACACCGGTTTGCCCCGTACTTGACCCAGGCGTACCCGCCATCTGCCCACGAGGTGCCCCACGAGTTCCGCACCAGGATCGCCGGGGAACCGTTGGCCTTGGTGTCGTCGAAGCCCACGGCCATGATGGCGTGATTCACTTGCCCCGACGACGACCCCAAGAACACCTGCCCGGGGCGGATGTTCGAGAACGCATTGTCAGCCGCAACGCAAATGCTCAGCGGCCCGTACTGAATCATTGCGGCCTTGAACGACTCATACGGGGGCACGCTGTCATCCTGACCCACGTACCCAAAATCGTCGATCTTGAACGTCTTGCTGACCTGCTTGCACTGTCCCGGGGATGCACGGTACGGACCGTACTCAGACGTGAGGGCCAACCCGCCCTTTTTCGACCACTGACACACTTCCTCCGGCCATCCCCCATCGCAGAAGTCGCGACCCCTCACACAGTCGCCGAACTGCTGTTCGGATAACTGGTCGGCTTGCTTCAGCACCCCGGCCTTGATGAACGCAGCCTCGCAAGCCCCAACTCCTGCGAAAGAGTAACACGACCCGCAGTTCCCCTGGTTTTTGATTGGCCCGATCAGGTGTCGACAGTCGTACGACGACACGCCAACGGACCGGGTGACAGCGAACGCCAGATTCGCGCCGTGCCGGGCGAACGAGGCTGCTACTCGCTGTTTGAGATCGGCGGGGACTTTGAGCCCGGTCGACCGGGCCTCGATCGGCACGGGTGCCGGCTCCTGGTGTGCAGCCAGCGCCCTCAGTTCGAGCCGCTTGGCCTCGACCAGCATTTGGTCGAGTTTGGCCCCCAGGTCAGGGGCTGCCGGCGGACTGGCCGGAGCAGCGGCCACCACTCCGCACAACGCCAGCCACACGATCGCAGGCGACAACAGACGCATACATCCTCCTCTGGCTCATCGACACACGGCCACCAGCAACGCGCCGACGGCCACCAGTCCCAACACCCACGCCAGGCGGATCGCGGCGACAGCGAGCGGCCAGCCCCAGCCAGATTCACAGCCACACCGTCGCATCAGATGCTCTCCAACAGTCAACCCCCGACCGAGCCTCCCCGTGTGTCGCCGGCACGGCTCAGCCCGGTCGGGGTGTCTCACGGCGGTGGCACGTTGGCCACGTAGATCTGTTTCTGGGGCTGGCCCACGAACTGGAGCGGCCCGCCAACCCCCGCGAGATTGACGGACACGCCCCGGAAGGGGCACCCCGGCGGGCATTCGGCGGGCTCAGTCGGAGGGGCCACAGTGAGCCCGGTGAGCAGTCCCGCGACATACACCAGAGTCCCGACCCCCGGGATCACCACAGTCGCATCAACCCCGGCCACTGGCACAGCAGGTTCTGGATCTGGCATAGCTTCTCCTTTTGGGATGCGAAATCAAATCCCGGTTGGTATAATGACCGCAAAACCAAACCGGTGACCTATGCACCGAGCCGTTCTTGCTGCCCTGGTCTGCACTGTTGCCGGGTCGTGCCACCCCTACCGTCAAATCGACTTGGTGTCTATCCACTCGCTGCTGTCCGACCCTGATCCGTATGTCGGTCGGGAAATCGCAGTCACGATCGAGGCCGGCCGGTACACGGCTCACGAGGATCGGATCGAGGTCCGCACCGGGTTGCCGGGAGCTGCCCCCGTCCTGGTGTTCCGCGGGGCCTCGCTGTCGGCTGCGACCGGGGCCATCATCATCCGCGGGGTGGTCCAGGCTCCTGTGCGCGATGGTGTCGACCGCGGGATGGGCTACACGTTCGCGGTCGAGCTGGTCGAGTGTCGGCTCATGACCCGGCTGAGGTGACCGGGAGAGGGGCGCGGTGCGGGCACCC